CTACTCGTGCTCGCTCGGGTCTTCTCTTGTGGTTTCCGACTGTGCCCGATCACGCTGTTGTTCGCTCCATAGGCTGATCAGCATCGGGATGTAGACGATGGCACCAAGTGTGTAGATGAGGTAGCGGATTTGTTGGCGCAGTGGGAATTCGGTGTCCCACCATGAGGCCAGAACGATCTGCCACAGCACGAGTGCCAGTGCCACGCTCTTGACGAAGAAGACTCTGCCGATCCGGTTCGTCCATGGCCGCGAACGCAGCCCGTAGAGGACGGTGAACGCGGTGACGAATACCGCCTCGAAGATAAGGGAGAGGTTGGCGCCGAGCCGGTAGTCGATCGTGAACCAAACATCGGAGACGAACACCCCGAGGATGGTCAACAGTCCGGTCAGGTATACCCAGCGCATCAGCTACCCCTCTGCATGGAGGCCAGGAACAATTCAGTCCATCCGTTCTTGGTGACTTCATTGCGCAGTACCAACTGGGCGCGTCGAGCACGCTCGATGGCCTCGGTAGCGGCTTGGCTGCGGGCCTGCGATTCGGCGAGTTTGCGGTCAGCATCATTGATAGCGAGCGTGCGGTCATCGGCGTCAGCAGAGTCCCGGCGCTTCCATAGCCACATCAGTTATCACCTGCTGCCATGGTGGCCGCATCGCGTAGTGAGGTGATGATCGGTATCAGTTCTTCGGCCGGGCTGGGGTCCTTCTCGCGCAGCAGGAACGCGATGGTCCGCGCATCGTTGGCGGCGCGGGCGTCCATGCGGCTCAGCACGGCGGTATGGGTTTGTTCCATCTGCGCGATTTCAGCGCGATGAGTCCGACCCAGCACGCTCCAGCCGCGCAACTGCGCCACCTGGAACATGATCAGAAGCGACATGACGCCGATGCCGTTCCACACAGCCGGGTCTAAGAACCACCTCACTGCGTATCCGTGGTGCTGCGGCGGTCGGCAATGAGTTTGGTGGTGGACAGCCCAGCGGTGATCAGACCGGTGCCGGTGACGATCCATGTCAGGCCATCACCACTTTGGAGCTTATCGAGGGCGACAAGCACTATCACTGCGATGATGAAGGTCAGCAGTGCAGCGGCGTGAATAGTCAGGCGCACATTGTCATTGGGCATCGTGGAGTAGTCCTTTCGATTTGTTCGGACAGATGGAGTCATTGCCCGCAAGCTCTGCTAGTGCGAGGGCAGGGAGAGTTAGTGCGACCTACGCGCGGATTGTGGGGCCGAACTGCTTGGGCACAAACAAAATCCGGTGATCAGCCCTCACCACCAGCACCGTGCGATGAATGCCGCGCTTCGGTCATTGGGCTGCGAGTGTCGATGCCTGCTCGTCGAAGAAGAGAAGCAGACTCGTCGCGAACAGTAGACCCTGAACTGCGTTGCGCCGATTGAACTGTGTAGGGCTCACTGTATGGGCAGTTGCGTGGCGGCTGAAAGTGTTCGGAATTCGATCCTTCGGAGGATGGAATGTTGGTACGCCTGCCAGGTCAGAGCAGCCCAGGATGACGCTCAGGAGTGCGCTTGGCCCTTGGGAATTGGGCAACGGCTTGGATGGTCTGTTGCCCTGACTCTCGGGAGTGGCATCGACGGCAGACGGCCATTGCTCTGTTGGGGTCATCGCCGTTGGCCTTGCCGTCAAGGTGATGGACCTCGGTGGCAGCGGTGGTGCAGTGTTCGTAGCGGAGTCGGCAGAGGTGTTGGTCTCGGTCCAGGATGTCGGCCCGGAACTTTCGGGACTGGCTGGTCGATCCACCTGCCCATGCCTTACTCATACGCAGACCTCCGTTGGCCGTCTGGGCTGTCACAGGGCGGTGCGACGATGGCAGTTATGAGTGATCAACAAGCAATGGTCGTGTTGTCTACCGTTGGCGGGCGGACGTTTTGTTTCACGTCAGGAATCGTGAGTGCACTGTCGACAAATTGGGAAGGCTTGGAGGTCGCTGCCCGTGGTTCGGAGCACCGCTCGATCTTCACTCTGATCGGTACAGAAGACGTGCTCGATCGGAGACTGGCGTCGCTGTGCCGTACGTGTTGCTACCAGGGTCCTTACTGTGGACATCTCGGTCCGGGCAGCACGTTGAGCATCCCGGAGTCGATTCTTGACGGCCTCAAGATCACGCACTGTTCGATCATGCCGGCACCACCCAAACCCGCTAGGCAGCAACAACAGCCGACCTATGTGATGGTTCCGCAACAGGATGACTTCGACCGGGCGATGGACCTGTTCATGAAGTTCGCCTCAATGTCGTTCCCGGAGTTCCCTCCGTCGTGACAACTGCGCCCTGTCGCTGTTGAGGTGTGGTCGATCCACCTGCCCACGCCTTACTCACGAGCGGACTTCCGTGGACTGTCAGAGGGTGGTGGGAAGATGCCCGACATGAGTCATATTGCGATGGTGTTGCTAACTGGTCCTCAGCAGGCCATGAACGACGCGCAGGGCACGATGAACAGTCTGCGAAAGGACAGGACCAACATGAAGGTGTCGGTCCGGATGCTGGACAAGCGCACGGTCTACACAGTGTGGGGTGATCCCGGAGACATCAAAAAGCACTTCGTGCAGTACTGCCCGGAATGCACGAAACACAGACAACTGTGGTGTCAACACGTTGGACCGGGATTCTCAGTGGGAGAACTCAAGATCACGGAATGCACGATCACACCGGAGCCACCCAAGCCGTCAACGACTACGCAGTCGGCAGGTTCCGGTGACAATGAGTTCGCCCAAGCGATGGACCTAATGCTCAAAATGACGGGCCTGAGCATGCAGGCCCTGAATTCCGGTTAGGCGCTCCCGAGACGCTCATCGTTGATTCTCCTTGTGCAGCTGGGCATCAAGCAGGCTGTCGATGGCGTTCATGAACGACTGAGCGCTGTCCATATCTCCGCGTTCGATGGCCCTGCATCGGCGCAACCACAACCTGGCGATCGGATGATTAGGGGCCCTGGTGGTGTTGGTCATCATCGGGCCTCCATTCAGCAGCTCATCTTCGGTGAAGAGGGCGAGTTGGACTCCGAGGTGTTCTGGAATGATTTGTACCCTGCGGCTTTCAAGGTCGCTAACGCTGAAACATGTCTCTACCAAGGATTTTGGTGAATACGAGCGAGAGTATGGATTCTGGGCAAAGAAATACCCCGGACCGTATTCGGCTCGGGGCTGGGGTTATTGGGGCGGACTAGTCCGCCGAGCGAAGCGTATCACGGGGGTATGGGAAAAACTAGCATCAACGCTGATCGGCTTCGTGGAGAGATTCGGGACCGTTGAGGATTCGGCAGCCTGGCCTGAGCTTCGGAGCGTAGATGCTTGCGCCACAGTGACATGTGAAGATGTGGTGGTTCCGGTCGCACGCGCAAGGACGGCAGCGTTGAGTCCAGCCGGATTCATCAATGGAATGCCGGTTGGGGCAATACAGGGGGCTGACTCTTGTCCATCCACGATCGTTTGGCACAAGGTCCCCCACGTAGGCGTTGGGGAACTTGTCACGCGGGGGTCGCGCCATGTGTTGGTTCTACGCCGGAGGTCCGACAACAACGGAACCCCCGACCGCGTGCGGATGGTCAGGGGTTTGTTCGGCAGAAGCACATCTGCGCCCAGCGCGCATCGCAGAGGTATCGGAATCTGCGCCCGATCTGCCATATTTGCCCTTCCATAACGGCCCGCGCCACATAGGGTCCGAGTGTGCAAGATCGTTCAGACGGCAGCGGACAGCAATACCCGTGGCAGACTCAAGGCGAACTCGGGCAGAGTCGGCTAGAGCTCCACGCCACGTTGCAGCAAACTAACCGACTTTTCACCGAACTAACTCAGCCTAACGAGACCAGTGTTCGCGTCTTCAGGCCTCTGTTGGATAGATTTGATCCGCGCCAGCTACAGGCGATTCAGCTTGCCGTGCAAGGGCTCTACGATATCCTCTTCTACGAGGGCCAAGACATTTTCGATGGAGACAGAGTCCGCACACTGTACCTGGTGGAGTACCTCTCGACTGGACGTCTTAACGAACTAGGCCAGTTTCTCGCCCACTTCGTCTCACGGTCAGCCGATAGTAACCCGCCTCCAGTGGAAAGCCTTACTGATTTCTTGGAGAATTGGCTTGTCGGAGCTAGAGACGAGCTTCTCTACCCTCCAACTACGACTGACAAGCTACTCAGAACCGACTCCGAGCAAGCAGCCTTGCACCGATGGCAAGTTAACTTGGGCAAACTGGGAAGGGCCTATGCCCGGAATCTTGAAGCCATCGACGCTCTCAATGTCACCGAACAAGCCAAGCAGGCCACGCTGGAGGCTCGCGATGCTGCGTTGGCCGCTGCCGGTCAGACAGGCGCGACGACGATAGGAGACCACTTCTCGAAGGTCGCGGCGAAGGCAGCCAAGGACAGCGACTTTTGGACCCGCATGACAATCGGATCGATATTTGCGATAGTGCTCACGGGTATTGGAGTGCTGTATTGGAGCAGAAACTCAGCCCTTCCCGAGACGCTGGTTCACCTCGTCTTGGTTCTCCCTCTGGTCGGTCTGGCATCCTACACCGCTCGGATCGCGAAATACCATCAGATTCTTGGCCGTTGGGCAGAAGCATCGTCCGTACTCATCGACTCAATTCCGGCGTTCGCAAAACAGATTTCGGATACCGGAATGCGCGAGAAGTTGATACTGGAGCTGAGTCACGGGGTGTTCACCAAGCCGATATTCGGAGATGAGGGCAAGACCGAACACGTTTCCCCACTCCCACCTGATCTCGTCAACCTGCTCAAGGACATAGCCGCAAAGCTACCCAGCCGACCTAGCTAGCCCCACCCGAGCGCTTGCGCTTCGTCCGGTCGTTGTGTCCGTGCAGGACATCGCCCAGGCGGAAGAACTGCGTTCCGGTGTCGGGGTCTTCACCGCAGGGCCGGACCTTGCCGGTCTTGGTCAAGTACCGCAGCCGGTCACGGTTGAGCCCCTTGCCGAGTGGCCCAATGCGGTTGGCGATCTGGGTGATGGTACTCAGGGTTATCACGGACCTATTGGCCGCTCGCACACGAGCTGGGTCAATCACGATGTCGTCGTCCGGTAGGTCGATCTGGCGGCGACATTCGTCCAGGGCAGCCTTGATGTCCACGTAAGCCTCTTCGGCGCCTGGGGTGAGCGCTAGGGCGATCAGATGCTTACGTAGCCACCGGGCCAGGGTCAGCGTGTCACCGGCTTCCCGATACTGGATACACCGCTCCTCGCACATGGCCTGGGAGATCGCCCTCAACGCCCGTGTCGGCGTCTCCGCGTTCATCGCGATGTTGGCCGCGATCTTGACCAGGGTGCGGCCAAAGCCTTTGATGCGGTAGAGGTCCCCTGACGGAATCGGCGCTCCCACTTCTTCGTACGCCATCACCAGGTGCAGGTTGGCGAAATCAACCTCGACCAGCTCCTCGTATTGGCCCCGGAACCAGATTTTGAGGGTCCTACGGTATGCCTGGGGGCGTTCTGGTAGCTCGGGCCTGCTGCGTAGAGTCGTCCGCCTCGGTCGAAGCTCCTGTTGAAAATCCTCCGGTACGGCGGGACGCTGACGCGATTACCTTCTGCGTCAACAATGTCGAGTTCCTTGGTGGCCTGGTTGATTCGTGCCAGCTGGTTGCGCATGCGGCGAGTGTCGGCGGTGTCCTCGTAGTCCACTTCGTCCCTGTTGGCGGTCCGTAGAACGATGGCCTCCGAGATCTCAGGGTGAGCCGGTTCCCCTGCGGGTATCAGATGTTCGATCAGCGCAAGCAGTTTCGGTGTAGGCCAGGCTGTTGTCTGTCGTCCTGAACCGTTGAGCCGGTGATATCCCCGGACTTGATCGGAGAATCCCCAGCGCTCCAACGCATCCATGGAACGGGTGATCTGCCAGTGGGATTCCAGGCCTGGTGCACTCTTGTAGCGGTCAGGACGACCGTCATACCAAGTCTTTGAGCGGGAGTATCGCGTTCGATGCCCGCGCTTGTGTGCGGCGACAAGGGATCGGGCGACGGCTGCTCGGGCCAACCGGTGATCTTCGGCGGCTACAGGGAGTTGCTGGTCGAGAATCCGTGCCACCTTCTCGATCTGGTCGCCGCTCGCATTGAGGGCCAGGTGTTCGTGGTCCTGCTCAAAGATCGGATTCGCGAACAGGCTTTGGAACCGTGGTGCCTCAGGGGCTTTCGTGCTACTCTTCTCCACGTTGCCCCTTCCCGGTCGATGTGTCTGCTGAGGACATTTGAAGAACCCTCGGTTTCGGGGGTTTCTTCTTTTTTTCTGAGTTCACTCTACGCCGACCTGAGCCATTCAGATAGCTAAAGTCGTTGCACTGCAATACCTTTAAAGTCATATTATTGGAAACGGCCCTTCCACCAGTGCTTCTGAGAAATAATTGGAGCGGCGGGGTGGTGCTCACTGACGTGTAGGTGGAGTCAGCAGCTCCCCGGCAGGACGAAATCGATGGATGCCGACCAATTTCCGACAAGCCACAAGAAACGGTCCAAGAGGCTGAACCGTCGTCACCTGCAGGCCAGGGGGTCGGCGCAATCTCGTACGGTCCGCAGCGCTGCACAGCGCCGAAAATCAGAACAGCGAGGGGACTCCCTTCGTCGTACGCACACGACGCCCATTCCAGGCGCTCGATTTCCCGTCCACACTCACGACACATCATCGACGCGCCCGCTCACGAGCGCAGGTCCTGCAGGACCGCTTGTTCTGCCGAATCTGTGTGTTCTCGGACGAGTATTCATGCCCATGAGGGCAATGAGTGCGCCTGGCCTCGTAATGCCGACCATTTGCTACGGCATCGTGCTGGTTATCAGAAAGAGTTCCCCAGTAGAGATTTTCAATAATATTGTCATGGGGGTCATCGTTGCGGTGAAGGGCAAGCATCCCGTCGGGACGAGGCCCCACGAACGCCTCCAGGACGAGGTGGTGGATCGACTTGGTGGTCCTGCCGTCGAGGTCGACACGACCGTAGCGGCTTGAGTAATCAGGCCGGAGCACCCGCGCCGAGCGCGAAGACCAGATCCGACCGCGATCCGAGGCGTAATACACGGGGTGGCCAGGAATGGGAAGCCAAGTTTCGGTGGGGGCGGTTGGAGGCGCGGCAAGTGTGTGCACGGGTTGTCCCTCTCGATACAGAGGGCAGGCGCCCTCACATATTCAGGAGAGCCAAGTGCGTGAAACACATTGCACCCACGACGTAGCTTGAGTTCTTCTGTAGGTTCCAAGTCAACCCGAGCATGGTCAAACGCTTCCAGCAGAGAGAAAAGCGCTGCCGTGCAGATGCTTCTCCTCCCTTACAGGTTCCAGCCCCGCGCACTAGAGTCATTCCATAACCTTGACCGAGTGGCCAACTCGAACCCCTCGGAGCACGAACTACAAGAGGCAATGTATGACTTCCTTCACAATGGCGTGTTGTCGCGCATTGACGAGCGCGGAAAGCGCTGCGACGACCTCTACCAGTGGGGCCTGCACCCTCATTCCGGCGCACCCGATAGTGCGCTCGCCGCCGATGACGAGGCCTTCACCGCCAAGTACCCTTTGATACTGCCTCTTTCAGTAGAAGCCCCCGTCACTGAGCACGCCCTCTTTCCTGCTGTGAGCGCCACTCAGAGCATGCATACCGCCGGGCTACTGATCACTCGCCGCAGGTCACATCAAGAGCCTCATTTTTCGGAGGTGTTGCAGCTGTGCCGTGTAGCGATGGAGTCCGCCGCCTTGACCATCTGGTTACTCAAAGACCCATCGAGCAACGTCCGGCGGGACCGATGCATGTCGGAAGAGATGGAGCAGCTAGAACAGCGTAAGCGGTTTCTCGCAACCAGCGATTGGGAGGAAAAGCGTCGCCCCGAACGATTCCCGCAGCGAATCCTGGCAGAAAACGCCGCTTACCGGGAAAACTACAACGACATCTTGACAACAGTGAAAAAGGAGTACACGTACTCGGCCCCACCAGGTTTCACCCAGATGGTCCGGGAATCCGCGCAATGGATCGACGATCACACTCCGGCTCATGACGACGGGGAGATCACCGTGAACGGTCTGGAAGCAGCTGCCAGGTCCTTCTACTCGTACGGGTCTAGCTTCATTCACGGGTACAAATGGATTACGAAATACGCCGGGGGCGGCACGATATTCAACCTTCTGGCAGAAGCCCTCACAGTCACACTCAACATGGTCGAGTGCGCAGCGTGCCTGTACGAAGCCGCGTCCCGCTCACCCGGTGGCGCGCGGCGGGAAGAATGCTACGTTCCTGCGCGGTTCGAGCGCACCATCACTGCGTGGTCGGCAGAACTGTTCGCCACCTAAACCTACGTTTCCGGCTGCGTCCCCAGGCTGCCAACCACCAAGAAATGCAGTGCTATTCATATCCCGGAAGGCAGCTGAAGGTTTGCTGTAGATTCCCCGTCATGGAAATCGCTGAAAAGGTTGTCCTGCCGCTGATCACCCTGTTCGCCACTCTGCTATCTGGCTGGCTGTTGGCCGCGCGAGGCAATGCACGTCATCGAGGATGGGGCTCGCTCGGCGAGGATCTGGACCTTGCGGACAAGTACGCAAAGGCAGACCTACCCAACCAGGCCGTGGTGCTTCGTCGGTACGCCGCCATCCGCCTGAAGGCCCGAATTATGGCCGACAGCAGACAGCGTCGCGATCCGGTGATCATGTGGTCCGCCGCACCGCTTCTCCTGATCGTCTGCCTCTATATGTGGATGTCTGCGCTCCAATTCGGTCACCGGCATGAGGTTTTCAGCGGCTCAGCGTTTGCATTCGTTGGACTTGTGTTCCTGGGAATCGCCTCGCTGGTCTTCAGTATGGGCTGGCGGAAGACTTTTCGCGTTCCCGGAGTCTCGATGGCTAGCCTGGAGGGCACCAATGATGCGATCAATGGACTGTCCGACGAGCTGAAGCAGCTGAACCGAACTGCGGGAGATCTCCCTGATCCGTTCAGAACCCCGGGGCCGGAAGACGAATCGCCTATGGGACTGATCAGCCGAATACGCACCGCTTTTTCGGCATGGAGTCGGCGGTAGGCCCTAGGTCCTACCTAGTTGTTTTTCACCAAGCACCCTGTTCCAGCTTGGGCTTCATACAGTGTTGGGGCAGAGAGGAGTTGGTCAAGCAGGACCCGTATACGGCGGGCGCGATAGTTCCTGCCGCATCGAAGTGGCTCGAACCTCAGCTGTGGCCCGAGTGAGTAAATCGCGTGGGGGCGGCGGGCGTCGGGGTTGTCGATCATGTAGGGGTATCGCTCGGCTAGGTCCGGGATCACGTCGGCTTCCATGACACGATGTATCTGCTGTACCCATCCGTCCCATCTAAACGCCATGAAATTCGGGGGTTCAAGCGGCCACCCGCCTTCACCGTAGGGATGGAAGTAGCAATGCTGTTCTCTTACAAACTCTTTGAAGCTGATGTCTCCACCAGCCGGTCTCTCGTCGCTGAGCACGACACAGTAGGCCCAGCTGTCTGCCACGTCCACCATCCGGATGACTCCTCTCAAGTACGCGCGCAACTCGTCCAACCACACCCGTTCACGCCCTCGGCATTTAGGCTCGACCTTGCCGATATCGTCCAGGACTTCACGCCATGACAGGTGCATGACACTGACGCCGTGAACTTCTGAGGGAAGTCGATGCGCGGCCAGTGCTTGCGACGCCTGCGATAGCGTCACCAGGCCTCCACGTCCGCTATTTCCTTGAATGCGTCGGGCGTACCGGGCAAGCTGATCGACTTCCGGCAGCAGCCACCCACGCTTGGCCTCAAATATATATAGAGACTTGCCTATTCGGAGTTCAAGGTCTGTACGGCCATCGTTGTCGCGAACCTCTAGCGCCACTGCGGGCTCATGGATTGAGCCACCTTCCCTAGGCGCGATGCGAGCCGCGACCACAGCGCACAACTGCGGGCACCGCGCCAGGGCAAAGCCCAGCGCCGCAGTCAGGTCGTTCTCCTTGTGACCCAGGAGATCGAACACCGAACCGACCTCGCTGCCATGACGCCTCAGTTCAACCATCACTGCACAGTCTGCATCAGTACTCGATCGACTGTGGCAAATTCAGGCACGAGACTGGAGTACGGACGGTGCCAAACATTCTCACGAAAAACATCCGCAAGCAGTTTGACTATGTCGTAGATTCCGCTGACCACACGTAGTTCAAGGGGAGGCAGGGGCAATGAAGATCACGGTTTTCACGCAATCACCGGGGCACTGTTCGCGGGGGTAATCATCTCCGTAACAACACCTTTCAGTGCCAGCGCGACATCACTGACACAGGCTGATTCGCCCTACGGTAGCTGCAAGGAAGCGCACGCCGACGGCGCATACAACATCAAGAAGGGCGATCCCGGATACCGGCCAAAACTGGACCGAGATAACGACGGCGTCGCCTGCGAGGGCTGATCCGCTAACGCGCCCAGTACTCGACAGCCTGCTCGAAGTCCAGAACCTTGCCGCCGTCCCGGATCGTCAACCCACGTGGGCGCACCTCATAGAGGGTGCCAGTCGCAGAGTTGACCGCGTCGTATCCCGGTGACACCACCTGCACGTAGTTGACCTGGATCGAGGCGCCGTCCTTCATCCGGACACCCCGGTAGTACAACGCGCCGCTACTGTCGGCACAGACAACGAGGCGCGAGCGAGTGGTGCGTTGAACAACGACTGCTTCATTTGGCCCGACGCAACGCGCCCCCGGATAGCTGGTGAACCCGTACCGATCGGCGCCAGAAACTGTCACAGCAACCGGGACGACAGACACACCCGAAGAAGGTGCCGACAGCCCGCCCAGAAGCGAGCTAAAGCCAACTCCACCGATTCCCAGCACTGCAATCAACCCGACCACCGCGAGTACTGCGCTCAGCCCCCCACTAGAAGCGCCGCCAGAATTGCGGCGATACGTGCGGACCCATATGGTCCGACCGTTCCGAAGACGCCTGGGATGACCGCTTACCCACCCCACGACTTGCCCCAACTTCCGTTCACCACTACCTCCCTGCAGATGTCGAGCGGCCTATGTCTGAATTCTGCCGTCAAGGTCTGACAAACTCTGCGGGTCTAGGAGACAGATCTGCACACCTACTCGGCAAGCGTCAAGCGACGGCGTGAGGTCGTGGTCAAGCCAAGCGCCAGCGGAGCGTCCAACTCCCTCTTGGTGGGGCGCAGGGTCTCGATAGCGGCCTCAACGTCTGCCTGAGTCATCCGCCAGCTGTGTCCCGGCTTGTAGCCAGGGAACCGACCGGCACGCAGCTGTTCGACCAACCAACGAACAGAGCAGCCGATAAGCTCAGCGGCTTCCTCGTCGGAGTAGTTGGTCATACGTCAAGAATACGCCAGCCTGCGTGGGTATGCGTCGAGAATATTTGTGGCACAAGCTCATTCGATAAATGTGCTAAGAGCGACTATAGGTCTTGAGGTGGATTTCTATAGGTTTGGGGTAAGGCCAAAACTAAGCCAACATTTTTCGAGAGCATCTGCGGCAGCCCGCATGGAGGAGCGGTCGAGGTGACCATAAGTGTTGATGGTGGTCCTGATGTCGCTGTGTCCCAGATGTTTCTGGATAACTGGCAACGGCACACCGGCTACAATCATCCATGATGCGCACGTGTGCCGCAGATCGTGCGGTGTAGGCCTTGGCCCCAGCTCCGAGCGCAGGACGGCAGGCTCCCAGACGCGGCGGATGAAGCCATGGATGCGCACGGGGCCATTGTCGCGGTTGAGGAAGACGAATTCCCCGGACAGATCCAGTAGGTCAAGCATCGAAGCCGGGACGTTGATCGTGCGTCGGCTGCCGTCCCTCTTGGTGGCGCCCAGCCTGTACCCGCCTGTGCCGTGCTTCCAGCTCTGACGAATGCGGACAGTGCCCTCATCGGTGTTGATGTCAGCAGGAGTCAACGCCGTCGCCTCGTTGAACCGGCAGCCACTGACCACCAGGAAGCGCACGAGCGGCCGCCATGGCTCAGTGGTCGTGTCATAGAGGGTGTCGAACTCTCAGGACGGGAAAGGAACCTCGGCTCGTGTGGGTCGTCGTCACGGGGCAGGCTGATGCCGCTGGTGGGATTGGCCACCAGCCGTCCTGTAGCCACCGCATCGTTGAGAGCACCGGAGAGGAACATGAGCTTGTTGCGAATCGTCTTGGCGCTCGGTGGAGTGCCGCGCCGGGTCGTCGTCGCCTTCATAGTCTGCACCCACCGCGCAACGTCATCACGCTCTAGTGCCGACAACGGGATAGCACCCAGCGGCTTGGCGATGTCGTTGCGCAGGTACGAGTGGTATTTCGTGACTGTGTTTTGGTCGGTCCCCGTGAGCAAGTCAATGTGATGCGTCAGCCATTCCTGGACGGTCATCGCGCTAGACGAACCACCGTCTGCAGCCACGGTTCTCAGCGCTGCCTCAATGCCTACCGTCTCGGCGAGCTTGGTGAACTTCACGGCGGTGTCGGGGTCACCGAATGAGGTACTGGTCTGTTTGCCATTGCGCCGGTACAGCACCGACCAATACTCGGTGCCGTCCTTGAGCGCACGCTTGCGGATGCTGGCCATACCTGCGGAGCGTACGCCGATGTTGACGGGCGTGTTGACGGCAGTTAAGTCGATTTAAAGAAAAACCCCCGCTGAACGGGTGGTATGTCAAGTGGAGCTAAGGGGACTCGAACCCCTGACCCCCACAATCGCAAAAATATGGGCTAGCAGAGGTGGTTATGGATAGTCAAGCGTTGCCCAAAAAGGTGTAACTACCTGCGGATACTTCGATTTTTGGATAGTCTTGGATAGTCGAATGTAGTTGCGAATAATCGCCACGTCGTGCGAATTAGTGTCCATTTAGTGTCCACCATCCTGGGCGATGTCCACGGCATCAGGACTCGCCCGCGATGGCCTTGTGCAGCGCAGTCGCGGCTTCGCTGTGCGCCCGTCCGCGCGCCATGTAGAAGCGCTGAGTCATCGACGGATCGGCATGCCCAAGTACGTCAGCAGCAACGCGCGCAGACAACCCCGCGTCATCGAGGATGGTCGCTACGGCCTTGCGGAAACTGTGAGCCGTGATGCTGGCGGGCAGCCCCAGCGCCGACCGCACCCGTCGCCACTGGGCCGCGACGTTGTTCGGGTCGCGGGGCGTCCAGTTCTCGGACGGGAATACCAAGTCTTCGTAGTCGGCCGATGCCGGACGCGGGTCAACTAGTCGGCGCTCGGCAAGGCGTCGCTTCCGAAGCTTGAGAGCATCGATAGCGAACTGGGGCAACGCAATCTCATTGTCGGAACCCTTGGTGTCGTCCTCGATGGGCACCAGCACCAAGCCTTTGCCTTTGACTCGGATCAACTTCCGGGTGGGACGCATGACACCGGCTTTCAGGTCCAGCTCGGGCCAGGTCGTTGCCAGCGATTGGCTGCGGCGGTGGCTAGTGGCAATCAGCATCACAATCCAGTCGACAATATCGGCGTCCGCGCAGAACTCGGCAACCGTTGGTGGCGTGTAGCTTCCGACGCTCTTCTCGCGCTCCGCCTTGGCCAGTATCCGGGGGCATGGCAGGTCCGAGGTCCGTACCGCGATGAGGATGTCGCGCACCTCGTCAACGGTGAGCTGGCGCGCACCGCCACGCTTGGCGCCCTTGCGTCGCGCTAGCTTCACTTCGCGCAGCGGGTTGACCGTGATGGCGCCATTGCTCATGCGGATCGCATAGTTGTACATGCCGGACAGCACCGTCCGCGACGACTTCGCCGCCCCAGCTCCACGCGTGTCAGCGACCGTTGTCAGGAACTTCTCCATGACCGGCGTTGGCGCCTCTATGAGGCGCCTGTGGCCGAATGCTGAGTCAAATCCCTTGGCCTCAAAGTCATACCGGTCAAGGGTGGCAGGCGCCCTCCCCTGATCTACAAGGTACGGTCGGTAGTGCTCGTAATACAGCGCTCGGATGGTGGTCTCTGTCGACAGCTCCGCATCGAGCACCGATACCGAAAGGTCGGAGGCGGCTGCCAGCACCGCGTCGCGTGCGCGCACGCCGTCCCTGTCTGGCACAGGGCGCCCGCGAGAGTCGGTGCGCGGTGGACTGACCCTCAGCACCTTTCGTGACTTACCACTGGCATCGCGCACACGTACGATGGCCTGCCACGTGCCGGGGCGTAGCTCGGTCAGGATTACATTGCCGGTCACCCCGATAGGTCGCGGCGGTCTACCTCGCATGGTCATATCCCTTACTGGGCCGCGCAGAAGACTCGTTGCAGCAAGGGTCCGTGTTCAATGACAAACCCTACAAATGAGATTCCGAGACCGATTAGCGCCAAACGGATATCACTCACCTTGATTAAGTTGTCGTCGCTGACCAGTTTGGCTAGCGCAGCATTGATAGTGCTGTCGACTTCATCGACCGCCTGATCGATACGCTTGACGGCTTTCTCGGTCCTCCTGACCCGCTTTTGCAGGCTCTTCGACTCATCCTCAAGTTGCCTGAGCCGCCTTTCCGGACCGTCCGGCTCCACTATCACCTTTGGTGTGCCCCCCACGGCGGTTATGACCGCCCCTTGTGGGGTAATCACGATGTCACCACCGCCCCCCTTGGGTCGCACAAGTAGCCCGTTAATGAAAGCGCCAATCCCCTTGCGCCACTGCGCAGAACGATTCGATACCCGTTCCCAGGCGATGAGAAGTCCAACCGCCGTAAATAGGGCGCCAAACACCTGTATCAAGAATCCTGCCAGTTCCATCTACCTCCCCCTTATCCGTCGCAGCCGGTTGACGGTCTGTGCGTCGATGGCCAGCGCCTCTGGCGTCTCGATGATGGCGTTCAACTTCTGGTAGTAGCGGACCGGCGATAGGCCGAAACGCTCGCGTATTGCCTCATCCTTGGCGCCGGATGCAGCCCACCAAATGCGTTCCATATCAAGGGCTTCAACCGTGTTCATGGACGTTGCGGATCTTCAACGCGGTCAGCAAGCCAGTCGCGCTCAGCCGGGGTGAGGGTCTGGCGTCGCACCCGCACGGTGTGAACATCGGTCCAAAGCTCTTCGGCCAGTTCGTAATCATCGTTAGTCCATTGCAGCCCACGCAGGAGCGCGGGCAGCGGAATGAGTCGGCGTGCCGCCAGCACGTCCACATAGTGCTCTTCGCGGGCGCGGTGGATGACGGGCGCGACGCCCCGGTCGACGTGGATCAACTCATGCGTCAACGTCGACCGGCGCTCAGCCTGTGTCAGGCTCTTGCACAGCCAGATGGTGTTGCCCTTGATCAGTCCGGCCACTCCCCGGGGCAGGACGTGATCGCAGGAAACAGCGATGTGTGGATAGTGCTCGGCGAGCGTTCGCCATGGATGCCAATGATTCGTGATCATGGTGCGAGACGCTAGAACAGGCCACCGACAAATACGGCGCTGACCAGGAATTACAGCGCTGTCATTCTGAGAACGGGCAGCTCGGAGCGGCTGCTTACTCGTCGTCGTCGCGTTCGCCATCGGACTGCTTTTCACGCCGCGACGCCGCCACGTCAAGGTCGTCAAGATCAGGTGGCGGCGGCACCGGCCTGCGGTCTGCGAGGTTGGTGACATTGGGCGGGAAGCTTGACCGGATCACTTCGGTTGCGACCTGCGCGAATTTGTCGGCCTCTTTCATGTACGCAACTGCAACCTCGGGAACATGCGTCATTGGACCAAGCAGCTCGTTCGCCTTATCGAAGTCGGCGATAGCCCGCTCAACCTGCGCGCGCACCTTTGGCGGCAAGCTCGCGCCGGTTAGCAGATCGGCCGTTACAGCGACCATTTGCGCAAGAACTGAACTCATAGCAGTCAAATGCTCAGCGCCTGAACCGGGCGCGCCAGCCGAGGGAGCCGCGACATCATGCGGACCGGAATGCTCGAGCGGAACGGGTTCCCCGCCGTTGAGTACACCCAAAGCGCTGCCCTGCGCCCAATCAAGCGCCAAGTCAAGCTTCTTCAAAGTGGCCGCACTTGGTGCGGGCCCCCTCGCCATCTCAATCTTCGTAAGCGTCACGCCGGAGGGGCCTCCGCGCGCAAGCACTTCATCGTGCGTTAGTCCCAGGCCAGCCCGACGCGCCCGAACCGCCGAGGCGAGGGCATCGGTATCGGCGTTAGTACTCATGCCATAACTATGGCAAAGACTTTGGGCAAACTCAATAACAACTCTTAATGTCTACGGGGAGGAATACGCGCAGGTCAGGGCCAATCGAGGCATTGCCGAATATTTTCCTTAATCACGCCTTGACCATGCCGTAATTAAGCCGTACTGTTATCGACATGCCACCGAGACCGACCCCCCAGCGGGCGCAGCTCACGCCGCCCCACGTTCCCATCCGCGCCCTCCGCCACCTAGCCGGGCTTACCCTGACTGGCCTTGCGGATCTAATAGAAGACGCGACCGGCGTTCGCTACACGGTCGGTGCCCTCTCGGCGATTGAGGGCGGGCTCAGGGGCGCATCCAAGGAGTTGCTTGCAGGCATTGAGGTCGCCTACGGCCTGGAGCCTGGCACCATCACGACGACTTATCGCCCCCGACTGGCCAGCGTACGGGGCATCGCGTGATGAACCTTCAGGAACTCGCCGCCCAGGCGGGCATGACCGCCGATAGCTCACCGGTCGAAATGGCCCGCATTGCAACAACTATCGCCGATACCGGCCTCACTCCCCTCTCCGCCCACGAAACCCTTCGCGCCTTGCTCCGCATCCAGCGCGAGGCGCAAACGCCCATCCTGGTCACGTCCAAGGTCGCCGCCACGATCTTGGACATCCATCCGCAGACATTGCGCGACTGGAGCCGTCGCGGACTCTATGACCTTCCGGCGCCTACTCGGGTCGGCAGTCGGCTCCGGTGGGATGCCACCGAGCTACGCGCATGGGCCGAGCGCCGTAAGCGGCGCCCGGTCGCTTCATAATCCCAACTCTCACAACTGAATAACCCCCAACGCTGACGGCGGTCTACTCGCCAAAGTCCCCCGCCGTCAGCGCCATCGAGAACCGAAATCAGCCCTTAGGAGGCATTCGGCATGTCCGACGCTACCCAATTGGCCCCGGCAGCGGCCACTACTTCCCCGTTCCTCATCGAGCATGTAGTCAACGGCGAAGACACCGAAACTCTCGTCAACGACGAACTGGTGGTGTCGTCCTGGCCGAGTCTCAACCAGCCAGACGATGGCGACCAGATCTATGTCGCCCCGGTGGCCTGGGGCTTCACGCCCGGCTTCCTGGTCACCGACGAATCCGCCGCCCGCCAGGCCCGCACCGCCATCGCCCGTATCTACATCGCCGGACTCAAGGCCGGTGCCCGATGACCGCGCCAATACCGTGGTGGACTGCCGCAGGTGGTCACGGCTATGTGGCGCCGCGCCCCAGCCGGGGTGATCAGGTCGCGGACGTCAGGAAGGTCGCTAGCGATCGGTATTGCGTCAAGCTCACCAACATCGCCTGTGCCGACCTGGGCGTGGATTGGGATTGCATTGACACTCAGACCAGTACTGACGCAGAGCGCATTTCAGAGCTGATTGCCCGCCTGGTCGCCGCTGTGCGCGCCGCCGAATCGGGCGACGCATGACCGTCCGGCGCGGTACCACGAACCGCAATGATCGTGGCTCGGCCGAAGGTCGGCGGCGCCGCCGTCAATGGCTGCTCGACACGTTCGGCGATGGCACCACATGCCGGTGCTCGACATGCCCGACCGTTTTGGACTTCGACAGCATCACCGTGGACCGGCATCCGGTCGCGGGCGTTGACGGTGGCACGTACCGGCGCGGCAACATCCGGCCACAGTGCGCGCCATGCGCCAGTCGCCAGGGCGGCAAGATGTCGGCGCAGCGTCGCACCCTCCGCAAGGGGCATATGGTCCGTATCCGCAAGGGCGGCAAGGTCTATCGCGTTGTGGTCATCGACCCGGACAAGGGGCTTGTCAGGATCGCGGCTGGTGCTAAACATCCCGATGCGGCGAAGCGCGTTGTCGATGGATTCCGCCTGTACGCGGCCGACACCTTGATTCGGGTGCCCGCATGAGCGCCGTACCAGCCCATGTGTCGACTGGGCAAAGCGGCAGTTCGTGGCTTCGGGCCGAGCGCAGCGGCTACAACATTTCCATTGAGGCCCAGGACCATTCGGTAAGCATCCTGCTGGAGGTTGGCGCCGCCGAAGAGATTGCATCCGACCTGAATCAGCTCATCGCTGAAATCCGCCAAGAGCAAATCACGAAGGCCCGATCGTGGGCGCGCTCGTGATCAGCGGTCGCACGGACGGCGGGAAACGCATCGACACCGCCAACGCAGTCTCGGCGGCGCAATGGGCTTGGCAGCAAGTCCAATCCGGCGCTGTCGTCGTCATCACCAACACCAAGGAAAGGCACGAAAACCAATGAGCACTCAATACACACAGTCCCGCGAAGACGGCGCGCAGGTCTTCAAGGTCAACGACAAGATCATCGCCACAGTCGACGGCCGACGCGTTGAACCGGAAACGCCCGGCCCGTACTTCGATGCGGAAAACCGCGCCGAAGCCTTGGACGGCGCGCGAGCCGTCGCAGAGGCGTACGCCGCCGGATACGACGCGGGCCTGGCTGAGGGCGCGCCCGTCAGCGCACAGCGGGCCCGTGCCATCGCCGACGAGCAGATCGCCAAGGCGCTGGAAAGCCTCACCGTGGAGGTAAAGCGATGAGCACCACCGTCATTCGTGCCATCGGTGAACTCACGCCGCCACCACCCGAGCCGATCGCGGTGCAGATCGTGGAGGTGCAGGCTAGCCGGATCGATCTGCGTGCCGGGAACCAAACCATCGGTGTTGCCACCCTATTCAGTGGCGGCCCGTCGTGGGTGGTCGCCCCCAACATTCCCGGCGTTCCCACCCTCCCGGTCTTCCTCGTCACCAACAGGTCCGAAGCCATCGACGCTCTGACGCAGGTCGGGCACATCTACGTGGCAGCCAAGACAGGAGAACTCAAGTGAGTATCAACGTCATTTACACAGTTGGTGAGCTTCCCGCCACCGTCAACTATGTGCAGGTGGTCAGCCCGGGTGCTGACCGGCTGGAGCTTCGCGCCGCTGGTCAAATGATCGCCGAGGCATTCAGACGAGGCGATGACTGGGCGATTGACATCAAGACGCCGACAGCTCGGAACCTGCCCCGTTTCATTCTGGACGACCGTCGCGAAGCAACCGACGCTCTACACCAAATCGGCGCGCTGTACCTCGACCTACGGACGGCGGTGCAGTCATGAGCTACAGCGGTGCTGTCTCCCCGCTCAAGGTCTCGCCGCGTGAATCGGTTGAGCGCGATGAGCTTCCGACGTTTGAGTTCACGGGTGCCGAGGTGATCGCCGAGATTCGCAGGCTTGCGCAGCGGTTCCCCGACCACAAGACCGAAGGCAAGTACGTCGGCAACGATGATCGCCCGCACTGCATCGGTGGGCGCGCCCTGGCCAATCTCGGTGTCCCGCTGGGGCTTCTAATCCAGGCCGAGGGCACCGCGCTCGATACGGCGATGTCTCGCCTGCGCATCACGGCAACCCATAAGCAGCGCGGTTGGTGCCGGGCGGTGCAGGCGTACCAGGACGAAGGAAAGCCGTGGGCCGCAGCGGTCCAGATGGCCAACGCGATGGTAGGTGCGCTGTCATGAACACCGCCACTGTCTGCGGCGGGTGCGGCCGGGTTGTCATGCGCCCCATGGGCGGCGAGGTCTGCCAAAAATGCCGGCAAGGGCAGATGCCGACGCCCTCTGACGCCTGGGCTCACGCGCTGATGATCGTCGTGACCCTGTTCATCGTCGGCATCGTCGCGGTTCAAGCGGGGTGGCTATGAGCTACCTGATTGACCAGAACGGTGACACCTTCGATGTGCGTGTCGTTGGGCTGGAGGACCCGTTGGCGACGGCGTACCCCGAGATGTACGGCGGCGAGCCGACCCCGCAGTGGGTAATCGACGTGACGGGCATCGCCGAGGACCTGGAGCCGATCAAGGTGGTCGACTTCGAACAGGCCTACCGCACATTGCAGGTCATTGGCCGCGTCTACGAGGCGGGCGGCGGCGGGTCATGAGCGCCCGGTACGGCGTGCGCGAGGTGTTCAACGGGCGCTACCGCGTTGTGAAGCGCTTCGGCAATGGGGACTTCGCCGAGAAAGCCTCCTACCCCACCAGGGCAATGGCGCAGGGCCGGGCAGCGCAGCTGGAGCAGCGCGCGGCCCGCCGGGACGCCGTAGCCGAGGCGAAGCGCCGCGCGAAAAACCACTGCGAGTGCCAGGGCGAGTGTGGACATCTGCACTTCGCATCGCGCACCTGCCAGTGGGGCGAGGGCGAAGACATGGGCGGCGGTATCGGCAAGGTCGTCCTGGTCGCGGTGCCCCTCGACGGCGACGACACCAATCTGTCGCTGACCAACATCCGCATGCTGTGCCAGCTCTGCAAACAGCATCACGACGCTGACCGAATCAACGGCGGCGCAGCACTATTCGACATTAAGGAACCGGAATGAGCAGACGTGGGTACGACCGAATGCGAACCTGCGCCGAGAGCGGTTGCCGCGAGGTATCTATAACCAACTACGAGTACCGACGCGACTGGGCAGAAGCGATGCGCCGCGAAGCGGGTACTCAGTGGAGGTGCATTCGTCACGATAAGCCGGAGCAGGTGCTATCGGCGGGCAATCCACGCATCGCCTATGAAGTCACATCCGAAGCACGCCCATATGGCCACTTCTGGGGTAGCACAGGCCTTCTGGCTGGGCCCGGCTTCAAGGCGTGGGCGAATGACTTTCCGGCTGGCACTCGCTTGATTGTGACCGCACAGATCGTCATACCGGCCGAGGCCCACGCATGAGCGCCGTGGTGCGGGCCGTCGTCAGCGTCAGCGGCATCTTGCCCACGCAGACCACCGAGGACATTGAGGTACCGCGCGCCAACGGATATCAGATCGACGCAGACGGTCGACTCATCCTCTCCACGTCTTCGTGGGGCGGCGAGGTCGTCGCCGTGTTTCAGAAGTGGGACCACTTCATCATCACTCCCGACCGTGGCCCGAATGGGCGATTCATCAAGAAAGGCAGCTGATTGTGAGTGACATCGATCCTCGCGAGGCGAAGCTACCCGCCTGGGCGCGTGAGCAATTGGCGAAGGCTCGGATAGGCCGCGTCGCCGCCGAAGACAAGCTCAACGCCCACCTGGCCACGATCACCAAGTCGCGAATCTGGTACGGCGACTACACCAATCCGATCTACATTGACGACAAGGACGGATACCAGACCGTCTACTTCTCCCCTTCAGGAAGTGGCAGCGCGTTCGATCAGATCGGCGTCGCCATCCGTGACGGGGGAATCGAGATTCAGGGCGGCAACAGCGTTGCCCTTGAGTTGCAGTCGTCCAACTTCTTTCGCGTCTATCTCCAGGATTGGAGGCGGTCGAAGTGAGCGATATCGACTGGGAGACCGTCGAAGTCGATGACGGATTCAGGGCGGCACACCATGGCGTCTGCGGCAAGTGCGGCGAAGACATCTTCCCTGGCGAGCGTATCCGCCGGGCTGTCGGCGGTCACTACGAGCATGTCAAGTGCGATATCGATGTCGACGCCGAGGCCGACGCGGCGCTGGTGTCGGTGTGCCCTGACTGCCACCTTGAACACGCTGGCGGGTGCTTCTGATGACGGCATACGAGGTCTCGGCATTCATCGAGACGAATGAGCATCCCGAGCTGATCAGGCTGCGCATGGCCGATGTGATCGAAGGTGCCGGGATAAAGCTCGGAGACATCGCCTTGACGCGGGCCAAGGATCAGGCGCCAACGAACGGTGACGACAATCCGGCCCCCCAAGGTGATTGCACGAAGCTGTGCGGCGCCCCTGGTTGCGCGTCGTGGGGGTGCCTGTCATGACCACCGAAATCGACTGGGACGCTGTGCCAGACGTTGAGCCCGGCCCGGAACGCGACCACTTCGGCGTGTACCGCAACGGCAACAACCAGCCGTTGATCATGGCCGAGGACGGCAGCAAGCGCTACCCGTACCAGCGCACCACCAACTTTATTGACCAGCTGGAGGACGGCGGCGAAGGCCTGCGCATCTGGACCGAACGCCTCACCTTGGCCGGTCTGGTGATGTCACCGGAGCTGCGTAAAGAGCTGATGGCGTGGATGGGTGAACCGCGCGAGCTGTCCGACATCGCCCGGCGCGCAGCACGGCTGGCAGGCCGCGACGAAAAGCAGGAATGGGGCTCGATGCTCCACCAGATCACCGACGCCATCGACAAGGGCGACATGATGCCCCGCCAGTGGTGGAACGAAAACACCAAGCAGATGGAACCGGTTCCGGTCGCCGAGGTGAACCGCGACGTGGAGGCCTACCGGATGGCCACGCGCTGCCTCACCCATCACGCAGCCGAGCAGATGCACGTCTTCGACCCCTACCGGGTCGCGGGCACGCCTGACCGGGTGTCGAGCTACAGCGCCAGCGGCAAGCGTCAGGGGCGACCGAAGATTGTCGACCTCAAGACGGGCACCCTGCATCCCCGGATGGTGGAGGCACAGCTAGCGATGTACTCGCGCAGCCGCCCCTATGACCCGCAGGCCGAGGTGAGGTTGGACGCCGAACCGGTCGACCAGAAGCGCGGCATCGTCATCCACCTGCCGATGAAACAAGCCAGGTGCGAACTGTTTTGGGCTGACCTGACGAAGGGCTGGGCCGACTGCAAGGTGGCCCGTGACAAGCATCAGAAGGGTTTGCGCCGCAAGTTGGAGACCCTGGGGCGGCTCATCGAGCTTGGCCCCGACGTGCCGCTCATGGACCGGGTTGGCCTGTGCGCCAACGTCGATGCCCTTCGCGACCTCTGGAAAGAAGCCGTCGAGCGCGGCGAGTTAACCGAAGACCTCAAGGCGGCATGCCTTGAACGCCAACAGTTGTTGGCACCAACCAGTAAGTAAGAGAAGGGAATACACGTACATGTCCGAGAACTGGGACGCCGCCGAAGAGATTGAAATCCCGAAGGGCGCATTCATCGGGTGGGGTAACGAAAAGGGCCAGCACGTCACCGGCAAGGTCATCGAGTACGGCGACTCCGCAGGCGAAGACACCAAGGGCAACGCCTGCCCGCAGGTCACCGTCGAACTGATCGAACCGGCAGCATCATTTGACAAGCTGGGCAAGCGCACCGACTACCCGGCTGGCGAGCTGGTATCGCTGACGTGCAGTCAGGTGCAGTTGAAGCGCGGCATCAAGGCCACCGATCCTGCGCCGGGCGACCTGATCCGCATTGTGCTGGTGGACGTTCGGGTGCTGCCCAACAACGGCAACACCCTCAAGGAATACGGCATCAAGATCAAGCGCGGTGCCGGTGGGCCCGTGGCGGCGCCTGCGACCGCCAGCGCTGGATTCGGTGGTACCGCCGACGATTCCACTCCGCCGTTCTGATCGACGGCTGGTCGCGCCTGCGGTGAGGACATGGGCCAGCGCGCTAATGCAGGCATTGGGCGCGGATATTTCCCGATGGCCCATGTCACCAGCACCCACCAACAAAACATCAAGTGACGGAAGGAATTAACCATGGCGATAAGCAAGGCAGCGCTGATCGAGATGGTCGACAAGACCCTCGCTGATCACGAAAAGGCGGTCGATGAAAACAAGACAGCCACCGAAGAATGGAACCGCAAGCGGCGAGAGAAGTGGGACGTCGAGGCTGTTCCGAAGATCCGTCAGTTGCGTGACATGTTTACGGCCAAGCTCAAGGCCGGTCAGGTCATCACCGATGACGACGTTACCAACGTACTCGGACGTGACCGGCACGGCTGGGGTCGCAATGTCAGCGAGGTCACGTGGTCACCGAACGCCACCCCGAGCTACAGGGAAGTCAAGACGGTGCCGCACATCGACGTGTCACAGCTCCGTCAACTCAAGTCGGCGCTATCGATCATCGAAGGCGACAGCATCACCCCATCGGCGCTGGCGCAGTGGGGTTTCCGAAACCTCGGCTGGCTGTTCAAGGCCGCTGATCAACTCACCAAGGAAGGAAAATAACCATGACTCTCGACCTCGAACGCATCACACATCCATTGCAACTGGCGAAGGGCTCGCACCAGCCTGGCAGCGGCAAGGGCTGCGCGATGAATGTCGTCAGCTACACCAACGGCGATGTGCAGATCACCGACTTTCCGGACTGCTCTGCTATCCCGTTGTCGCGCATCGTCCAAACCGTCAACGACGCGCTCGCCAACGAGGTAACCGGCCTGCTGTCGCCCGAAAACAGCCTGATTGCATTGCGTCTCGGCTTCCGCACCGTGGGCACCGGCACCAGATCGTCGCTGGAGTTCATTCAAGCACAGGCCAACTGGTGGCATCAGCTCACCGGCAGGCGGACGTCACCGTATGACTGGCATTTCGGAAACATCCCCGAGGTGTTCGGCTACCTGACAGGGCAATTCGCAACAGATGACCCGATCACGATGACCATGTCGGACGGCAACGAGATGGTGGTTCTCAATCGCTGGGAGTGGGGCACCGACAAGCTGATCGCATTCGCCGACAAGGCAATCGACTTGTGGGAGCAGATGATTCCATCATCCGAGGGCGCCTCGGAGCCGGTCACCGATGCGCAGGTCAACGACGCTATCGAGCGCATGCTCGCAATGCCGGCAAACGCGTAGCGACCACCAAACACCAAGGTATAGAAAGGATTTACTGCAATGCCCGTATCCATGTGGATATTCATCGTCCTGGCGGTGCTCGCCGTCATTGGCGTGATCATCGGCATCTTCGCCCGGGGCGAAGAGCGCGCGGTGAGCTTTGCAGGCGCGATTGTCGCCGGAATCGTCGGTCTGGTGTTCTTCGCGTTCGCCGCGACGACCGTCGTTGGCACACGCCAGATCGGCATCGAGACGAAGTTCGGCCGACCCACTGGCACGACGCTCACCAACGGCCTGCATCTCAAGTCGCCGGTCACCTCGGTGACGGAAATGGACGGTGCCGTGCAGATCGACCAGCACAAGGACGGTGGACGCATCAAGGTCCGGCTGGGCAACAGCTCAACGGCGGACGCTGACGTGTCGGTGCGCTGGCAGATCAAGCCGGACGCGGCGCCCGAATTGTTCTTGCAATACAAGACATTCGACAACGTGCGCATCAACCTGGTGACCCGCAACCTACAGGTTGCCCTCAACGAGGTGTTCGCAACGTTCGATCCTCTGGCGCCGAAGAACCTTGACCGTTCACCGCTGCCCGAGCTGTCGACGCAGGCGAAGAACATTCTGGCCGCGAAGGTCGGCAGTCAGGTCGAGATTCTGGATGTCGCGGTGCCCACCATCGACTACGACGACGGCACTGAGCAGAAGATCAACCAGCTGAACCAAGAGCGGGCGGCGACCGCTGTCGCCGAGCAGGCCAAGATGACGGCCCTGGCGCAGGCGGCAGCCAACGCCAACTTGGCCGCTTCGGTCTCGCGCGATCCCAACGTGTTGGTGTCGAAGTGCTTGGACATCGCCCGCGAGAAGGGCTTGGCGCTTCTGTGCTGGCCCACAACCCCTGTCCCCACCATCCCCGTCAAGTAAGGCGGCGGCTGGCGGCGGGTGTCCCCCTGCCCCGCCGTCAGCCGTCCAGAAACCACCAGAGAGGCAACCGCAGTGAATCGCATCCCCGGCCACAACCTGTTGAACTTCGCCAGCCAGATCGATGACAACACCATCGAGCAGGCCAAGGAAACGGCCTCTATGCCGTTCATCCACCCGCACGTTGCACTCATGCCGGATGCGCACAGCGGCAAGGGCTCGGCGGTCGGCACCGTCATCCCCACAGTCGGCGCTGTCATCCCGGCGGCGGTCGGTGTAGACATCGGGTGCGGCATGATCGCGGTGCGCACCGCCTACGTCGGTGCCCATATCGACGGCCGAGACTTGTCGAAGCTGCGCGCCTCGGTGGAGTCGGCCATCCCGCTCTCCCCAGGCAACTACAACCGGAGCCTGGACCGGTTCGACTTCACTGCCGAGAAGATCGCCGATCTTGAGCGCATGGCCAAGTACGACGTTGATCTGTCGCACTCGCCGAAGTGGCGCGAGCAGCTGGGCAGCCTCGGTGGCGGCAACCATTTCATCGAACTGTGCGTCGACAACTACGAGCGGGTGTGGCTATTCCTGCATTCCGGCTCGCGCGGTGTCGGTAACAAGATCGCCCAGAAGCACATCAAGGTGGCTCAGGACTTGTGCAAGCGCTACTGGATCGATCTGCCGAACCGTGACCTCGCGTACCTGGCCGAGGGCACCGACGAATTCAAGTCGTACATCAAGGAATTGATTTGGGCGCAGCGGTTCGCCCTGTACAACCGCGCCGAAATGATGGATCGCTTTCTGCGGGCGTTCGCGCACTGGATGGGCGCCGACCCGACCAACGCCGACGAGGTGGCCAGTATCGAGGTCGAGCGCATCAACTGCCACCACAACTACACCGCCCGGCAGAAGATCGGGAACGTCGATGTGTGGCTGACCCGCAAGGGCGCTATCGACGCCAATGAGGGTGTTATGGGCGTCATCCCCGGCTCGATGGGCACCCGCTCGTATGTGGTGCGCGGCAAGGGCAACCCGGCAGGCCTGTATTCAGCACCGCACGGCGCCGGACGCCGGTTCTCGCGTACCAAGGCCCGCGAACTGTTCACCGCCGACGACTTGGCCAAGGCCATGGTCGGTATCGAGTACCGCCACGGTGAGGCGTGGGTGGACGAGATTCCGCAGGCATACAAGGACATTGACGTTGTGATGGACGACGCCGCCGATCTGGTTGAGGTCGTCGCCGAGCTGCGCCAGGTCATGAACGTGAAGGGGCAGTGACCATGGCACAGCACGAGATGCGCGACCCGTCCGAGAATCGGTGCGTCGCCCGCAAGATAGATGGCGCCTTCTACCGGGTGTCGTGGAACGGCTCACCCGGCGGTGATGTGATCCTCCCCGAGGGCGCGTTGGGTGTCGTGCGGTCGCCTGTGTCCCATCGCAACGACCGCGTGGCCACCATCGACCGCCCCGTGGTGCGCGTCACGCCGCTGGGCCGCGCGTGGCGTATCGGCTACAACATCGACGGCAGGTTTCACGTCGAGGCCATCGCATGAGGCTTTTCAGCACATGCCGCGACTGCGGTGAGGCCATGTTGGTCACCAGCATTGATGACACGGTGCACCCGACGTGCGCGCCGAAGCCGACCGCCGTCGACATTCAGTGCGCCGAGTTCCTGGCCGCTGTGCAGGCCGGTGACAATGCTCGCGCCAACGAGCTGGCCGCGACCATCGATGCCGCCGAACGGCCCACCCTGCGCGGCTCAGCCCTGTACTACAGCCAGGCCCTCGGCTGGCCGGTGTTCCCGCTCAAGGCCGGGAGCAAGGAACCGGCCACGCTCAAGGGATTCAAGGACGCCACCACCAATCGGCGCCGCATTGAAGCCTGGTGGAACGGCAACCCCAACTACAACATTGGGCTTGCTACCGGCCACGCCTTCGATGTGGTCGACATCGACCCCGGTCCGGGTGGCCGCGAGTCGCTGGCACGGCTGGAGCAGGCGGGCAGCCTGCCCGATGTTCACGGCTATGTGGTGACCGCAGGCAACCGCGCCGAGGGCCGACCAGCTGGCATCCACCTGTACGTCAAAGCCACCGGACGCGGCAACCGTGCTGGCTTCCTACCCGGCATCGATTATCGCGGGGCGGGTGGCTATGTCGTCGGCGCGCCATCCACTCTCGGCGACCACCAGAGCTGGCAATGGCTCATGCCGCCGTCACCGGACATCAAGGCACACAACAACACTGAAAGGAATGCGGCATGACCCACTACGAATACATCGTCATCATGCCGCGCATCGAAGGTAATCCCGAAATCGGATACAGCACCGCCTATTACAGCGATATGAAGCGGTGTCAGACCATGCGCGGAGTGATCCGTCACGGCTCGGTTGACCTTGAACAGTCCGATGACTTCCTCATTGGCAAGGTCGACGGGAACCGCCTGGTAAAGCTGCAATGGATGGACGAGATACGCGACGACGAGAGCGAATTGGAAAACGCGGCAAAGGGACTGGGGTTGTCAATATGACGGACGATTCGGCACTCAATGAGCGCATAGCTGAAGTTGTAAGCACGCACCGCCGTTCGTGGTCACTGGACGCGGGCGGCGCGACGTGCACGGCGCCAGCGTGTGATTGGAGATACCTGGGCACTATCTCGGTCACCGAGCGTGCACATGCCGAGCACCTATCCGCCGAAATCGTCGCCGCGCTCTACCCGAAGCACGACAACATCGAAGCTGTGTCGACGTATGAGAGCTACGAGGTGTATGTGGACTCAGGCCGGGCAGACGAGCTATTCAGGGCGTTCTGCAATTCCCTCGGATCGGCAATCGAGAAGTCATGGAAGGACACCGAAGATGTCTAGCCCGCTGATGTTCGGCGTAAACCCACCGAACGACAACGAGATTGACGCCGAGCTAATGCTTTCCATCCACGGATACGACCCCAACGATAAGTATCCCGAGTGGGGTAACGATGCGATGCGCAAGGCGTATCTGGCGGGGTGGGAGGACGGTCGACGTGTCTGACCCTGCAATCTCTGCCGCACAACGGGCGTGGGCGGCAATGTTCCCGCTCGGCCCGTCATGGAGCGCTGTGGCCCATGACGGAAACGAGGACTTCTTCGTTGCTGCTGCCCGTGAGATGGCTAAGTCGGTACAGGAACTAATCGCCGAAGCCCGAACATGGAAGCACTACCCAACCCGCGATATAGGGAGCGCTTATTGCGCGGACACGGTCGATGACTTCCTAGATGAACTCGCTAAACGGGTCTACACGACAGAGGAATTGGAGCGATGAACGCTAACCCGGAACAGTCGGTGCTGGATGCTATCGACGCGCTTGTCGATGAACAGATGGCGGGCGGTGAGATCGCCGCCGAGCGCCGCGCAGAGGTCATTGCCAGTGACATTGACCGGTGCGCCCTGTGCAAAGGCGCCTGGCACGGCACCCCGTGGACCGGTGTCGACCATGACCACCTTGGCGAGTACGACCGGCACAGCCATGGGCGTGCGCTGTCATGCCCCGGCGCGTTCGCCACAGGGCCGCAACGTATTCGGTACCGCTGGCGCAACCGGCTCTACCGGTCCATGCGGCGGACCATGGGGCGCGAGCAAGCCCCGTTGCAGAGGTTCTACCGGCACCTGCAGGCGGTCAACGAATTTATCGAGGCGTTGACCGAAGGCGATCCAGCTTTGCAGGAATGGCAGCGTGAGCAGCGGGCCAGGTGGCTCAACGACACCGCTCCGAATCTGCCGCCGGAAATTCAGTTTCCGCGCCCGATGCAGCCTATTCAGTTCCCGCCACTCATGTCACCCGTCAGGCAGCAGATCCCCGACCATCAGATGTGGTTCCCCGAGCCCATGTCCTGCACAGTGGAGCCGGTCACGCTGCCCAAGCTGTACATGGCTCCGGGTCGCGGCGGTCGCCAGTCGGTCACGCATCCACGACCGAATGGCCTAGCCCTGCTGCGCTATTGGGGTTCACCGCAGACACCTGGCGACTGGTGGGAACTAGATGGCTTCGGGACGCCCTGGGGGCCTTGGGTTGACGTAGAGGTCACCTACGAGCAGGATGAGCCGCCCCGCCGCCGCCAAGGCAGGGGTGCGTCGTTTCCGCCGCTGCAGCGCGTCTTCATTGAGCTGACCACCGCCAGCGGGTTGCGCGTCAATCCGATCGGACTGATCGCGGTCGGCCACGGCGATCCTGGCGCCTCGGGCGCTGTGCGCCGCGCCTACCTAAAGTCGACTGGCGAGCATCCTCCGCTGCTCTACGACGACAACCGGCGGGCCAGTACGCGGCAACCTACTTCCTGGCGGCGACGCGGCGTTGGACGCATGAACCCAGAACGCCTGGTGCCCGGAATCCGTGAGGCCTTCGGCCTGTGAGCGGTGATGACCTATTCGAGAACATGGAGCGTCTCGGTATCGGGCTCAAACCGGAACGCAAGCCGGTGGCCCGCACAGCGGCGTCCACGGCCCGCGACACCGCGCCCTACTACCGGGCGGCGCTGGAGCAGGAAATGGTCACCATGGCCTCCACCGGGGAGGGCAGGCGCAACGACCAGCTGAACATCTCGGCGTTCAACCTGGGCCAGCTCGTGCCACACGGGCTCACTGAGGACGAGGTGATCGACTCGTTGACGGCGGCGGCACGGTCGACGGCTGGCACCCCGATGACTGACAGGGAAATCGAGCGCACCATTCGCAGCGGCTTGGACTCGGGACGCCAGCAGCCCCGGTACGCCGAGAACACCTGCTATACGCCAGTGGCGGCGGGACCGGTCGATGTGCCGCCGACCGAGCCACCGCGGATTGACGTGCGCGACTTCGAGGGCGACTTTTGGGAGTCGCGGGCGTCGCTGAAAACGGTGTACACAGCGGCCCTGTCCGGCATGTGTTCACCGTGGGCGGTGCTGGCGTGCTGCGCGGCTCGGGCGCTGGCGTTGGTTGACCCACACATCAAGCTGCCCGCCATCATCGGCTCCAAGGGCGGCTCCCTGAACTGGTTCGCGATGCTGGCCGCTGAGTCCGGGGGTGGCAAGTCGACGGCGATGGAAATCGCCGAAGAGCTGATACCGCATGCGGTTAAGACGTTGAACTTGGGTAGCGGCGAAGGCCTTATCGAAGCCTTCGGCGAGCGCAACGACGACGGCACTGTCAAAGACCTGGTTTCCGGTCACCGGTCGATCCTGTTCTCGGTCGATGAGATTGATTCGTATTCGGCGGTGGCCGGTCGCAGCGGTTCGACGGTGATGCCGATCCTGCGGTCAGCGTTCACGGGCGGCTCGCTGGGCTTCGCGTACCGGAAAGGCAATCGGCTGCCGGTGCTTCCGGCGCACTCGTATCGGATGACGCTGGTGTGCGCCGCCCAGCCGGGCCGGACGCGCGCCATGTTCGCCGACGCCGATGGCGGGACACCGCAGCGGTTTATGTGGTTCCCGGCGACCGATCCTCGGATCGCGGCGGTGCGGCCCACATTCAACGGCGCCCTGTATCTGCCCCCGGTGACCGATTGGCAGTATCCGGCCACCCTGCGGGTGCCATCGGAGTGCGAGGGCCTGATTGTGACCACGCGGGCCTCCCAGGCGCGCGGTGAGACAGCGGCACTCAATTCGCATGCCCTGTTCGCCCGCGAGAAGTTCGCCTACGCCTTGGCCATCCTGGACGGCCGGTCGGCGATGGATTCGCAGGACTGGCGTCTGTCCGGGGTCGCGGCGGCGGTGTCCGACGCGGTGCGCCAATGGGTGCTCGATCAGCTGGCGGCTTCCGAAGCCGAAGAGGCGCGCCAGAAAGGGCGCCTGCAAGGTGTGGCCAAGTCGGCGGCTGACATCGAGAAGGCGGTCGAAGACGGGGCCCTGATGGCTCGGTGTATCGCGAAGGTGTCCGAGCTGCTGGAGAAGGCCGGGGATGACGGCTACACCGCCCGCGAGATACGCCACAAGCTCACCAAGCGGCTACAGCCGTTCACGGAGCAGGCGCTCGTGTTCCTACAGCACGACAACAAGGCCCATGTCATCGCCGCCAACGGTCGTGCTGATCGGTGGGCCTGGTCATGACTCCAGCAAACACCGGAGGTGGTGGAGGCGCCTCCACCACACCACTGCCCCCACCGCCTCCACTTGCCCCCGCCAAGGGCACCCTAATAAACGTCTCTAACTGGTCATATATATAAACATGCATATAACACTCATTCACGTGTATAGGCCCCCGCCCAGGTCAGACGAATCGGAGGGGCGCCGACAGGGTGGAGGCGCCTCCACCACCTCCACCCCTGCAAAGCCCAGAAATCAGTTAACAACCACAACCGAAGGGATTGAGATGACCACCACGAAGTCCAAGCCAAAGCCCAAATGCAAGGACTGCCTTGCCGAGGGCGTCACAACACTGCGGCCTGCCCCCTGGCCCGGCCCCCGCTGCGAAACGCACCGCAGGGCCCGCCAGAAGGCCGTCCGCCGCAAGAACCATGGCCGGATGGTCGAGAACACCTACGGCATCACGGAGACCGAATACGAAGCGATTCTGGCCGTGCAGGGCGGTGCCTGCGCCATCTGCGGACGGGCCAAGGGCATCACGAAGCGGCTAGCCGTCGACCATGACCACAAGCTCGGGAACACACGCGAAGCAGTGCGCGGCCTGCTGTGCACGACATGCAACCACGTCGTCATTGGCCGGTACGGACCCGAAGCACTGCGACGGGCCATCGACTACCTGGCAGATCCTCCGGCGCGGCGAGTTCTCACCATCGAGCTGCCCCCGCTCCCTGTGGCTCGCACCGAGGACAAGGCCCCGGCAGCCGCCGAGGTGTCAGCATGAGCGCGATCACGTGGGACCGCGACGATAAGGCTGATTGGGGCACAGTCAACGGCGAGAGGCGGTACATGGTCCGCGCCGCGCACCTGTACTACAACCACGGCGGGCAAGACTGGCGCTTCATTGGCTCGGTGATCGGCAATGGCCATTCGCTCGCCGAGGCGCACCGGGAAGACCAAATGCGGCAGCTCGCAGCCGCCGAGTTGGGCCTCACGACAACCCGATACCTAGTTGGTGCGCCCAGTGCCCTAGAACCCGATGAAGCGGCCAAGCTGTACGCCGCCATAGACGCGCTACCTCCGCCACCCATCGCCCCGCCTATCACCCGGCGCACCCTGTTGGTCAACAACGTCGTCCTGACCGGTGAGGTGCGATCCATCAGCACCCACACCCACGGCGACGGAACACAATCCATCGACATCAGTTTCGTACCAGACGAAGCTGATGACACTGTGCGGGTCATCGAGTCCATGCGAGTCGACCGATGAAGGTCTACATCGTCACCACCGGCAGCTATTCGGACTACCAGATTCAACGGGTGCTCACCGACAAGGAACGGGCCGAAAAGCTTGCCGCCGCATGGAATAACACCGCCTATTACGGCGGTGATGCCCAGGTCACGGAGTGGGAGACAGACGAGCAGACGGACACCCTGGCCCGCCAGTGGGTGCAGAGTGAAGTCCTTCTCTACGGCTACGAGTGGACGCCCGTTGGCGCCTTTGAGCAGGTCTACGACATCGACGGCTGGACATACGAAGGCGCCCACCCCGGCAAGGCCACCGTGGTCGAAGCCACCGACCGATTCGTCAAGGTGATCGGAACCGACGAAATGGCCGTCCGGAAAACCATCTACGACACCGTGACACAGATCCGAGCACGAGCCGAAGGGATTGCATGACATGACCACCATCGCCAAGGGCAGCGCCGTTGAGCTGTGCGCGCACCCGGATTGCAAGCGCGACAACGGCAAGCCAGCACACACGCCGGACGGCATGTGCCAGAGCTGCCAGCGCCGCGTCGCCACCGCACTGGAGCGCGTTGTGCTCGATTGGGTTCAGCTGCACCAGCTCCCCGCACCCAACAAGGGCGACAAGATGCGCGGCGCCAAGGTCAAGGACTACGGCCACCCGGCCGAATGGGCCTCGGACATGCTCACGAAGATCGCCATATGCCTACGGGCAGCACATGACAACCTCGCAAGCACACTGGCCGAGCAGGGGCACGAAGCCCCTGGCGAGGACTACCCCAGTGAGCGCGCCGCCGTCATCGCCGCACACACCTACCTGTCGGTGCGCATCGACAAGCTATGCCGTCAGGACTGGGCGCCGGACATCATCGCCGAATGGCATGGGCTGCACTCGAAAGTTCGCAGCCAGCTCGGTCTGACGCGGCCACGTATCGCCCTGCCAACACCGTGCCCCGACTGCGACATGCGGACCCTGACGCGCTACATCGACGTACAACGCGACTGGATTGAGTGCGGCAACTGCCAGACGCAGATCCGCAGCGAGCACTATCCGCTGTGGACATCGATCGTGCTCGAAGAGCTTGTGACCGAGGCGCAGGGTCAGCCCTGACACGCCCGCGAGCGCGAGATGCGGAATGTCCTGTGTTACATGTACTATGGGTGCGACTGACAGAGCTATACCCAAACACCGGACCCCTTCGCCCGCGCGGAGGGGTTTTCGCATTTCAGGGGAGTTCATGACTGCGGTACTCGTGCCGGATGGCGCCGAATCCCTCGTCACCGCCGAAGAAGCGGCCACCATCTGCGGTGTCCGATCCGTCACTGTGCGCCAATGGGCTTCGCGTGGCTACGGCCCCGCCAAGTGCAAGACCAGGCTGCCACAGTGCGGCATAGACGATCGCGGCCGCAAGCTCTACCGGCTGCTCGATGTCGCCAAGGCTGAGCACGCAACAAGGGCACTCGCCCGCAGATGAGCGCTGGCCTGATGCGAGCACTGCGCGACGCAGAACGCATACGGGCACAGGCAATCATCGAAGACGACACCGCTGGCCAAGACTGGGCCAACGACGAAATAGACCGCATCACCGAGGCCCTGGAAAGGGCACACTGATGGCGCCCTACGGCAGCCGCAATTTCGGTATTACGACCGAGATGCGCCAGCCGCACGTAATCACGCTGCTATTCGACAGTCAGCCGATCGGCACAATAGACCTGCGCCAGTACATGCCTTGGCACACCAAGATTCGCGTTGTCATCACTCGATGGCTCAGAAGGCCCTGGCGCTAACTATGGATCACTGTCCCGCCACACCTGCGGAGCTGGCTAGTTCAACCGCCTATGACGCACTCGGGAAGGCGGAGCAGGCGCTACGAGAAGCGGACCGGCTCAACAAGATCTTGCGCGCCGTGGTGGCGCAGCTCGGCTACAGATTCACCGTCGACGCCAGCGGCAACGTGAGTGTGGCTGTACCGCAATGACAGTGCGGCGCAGTACCACGCTACGTGACAAGCACAGGCGCTACCTCGCCCGTGGACGGCCACCGTGCCATCACTGCGGCGAGTCCATCGACTACGAGGCCAATCACCTTGAGCCACTGAGCTATCAGGTTGACCACCTCATCCCCTTGTCCAAGGGCGGCACGGACACACTGGACAACAAGGTGCCATCGCACCGACAGTGCAACCGGGACAAAAGCGACAAGCTGCCCGAAGACATCGGCGCCAACTTCGTCACCGAACGCAAGTGGTGGTAGCTGAAAAATGATGCACTGTTTGCTGGCCTCGAGTATTTTCACGGGTCACAGGCCTTGCCGCTGACGCTGGCTGTGTCGCGCAAGCCTCTGACCAGGGGATTCCCCCTCCCCCGCCGCTTAGTCGCCCCTCGTGGCATAGGCGGGCATTTACATACCACATTTTCCACCAAACCCCGGTGCGGTTACTGACGACGAAATGGCGATGCCGATGTACGCGAATGCCCAGGGTGACGGGCTGTTTTTGGTGCTCAAGTTCCGCGCTGACGACGGCCTAGACACGGGCAGCTACACCGGCAGCTATCGGCACAAGCCAGCGTGCCGGTCGTACAACACGTTCGCCGCTGCCAAGGCTCAGCGGACCCGGTATCGCAATCAGGGCTATGGCGCGCGTATCGCCGAGGTGACTATCGCTGGCGGCGAGCCGTCGATTCGCTGGGTCGAGGGATAGCCGACCAATGTCGGTGATGCTGGCCGCTCGCGAGGGTGACCAGACCGACCTGCTGGAGTCGATGCGCGACCGCCTTTCGCCGGTTGTGCTTGACCCGGAGACCAATACCCGCGAGCTGGCGTCGCTGTCGCAGCGGCTACTGGAGATTCTGCGCGACCTTGACGACGGCCCCGAGTCACGCAAGGAACGCCGCGAGCTTCTGGGCAAGATGCGCGTTCGGGTGGCGACCGCCGTCGACCGTGCTGACACCCCGATTCGCGACTTGGCGGCGCTGTCGCGGCGTCTGCTGGATATCGCCGAAGACATCGCCATTTTGGATCAGCTGTCGGGTGAAACGGACCCGATCGCGCACGCGGTGAAGGTACCCGACGATACGAACGTCGAGGCCCCGGCGCTGTACGCCAAGGCCCGCTATGTGGTGCCGCCAGAGAACATGGTCACTACCGAGTGGCCATCGATCTGCGAGATATGCCGTGTGCTGGGCATCGAATTCGATGACTGGCAGGACGACTTGGGTCGCCTGATCTTGGCGAAGCGGCCGGACGGCCTGTACGCCTCGGACACGACGGCCATCTCGATACCGCGCCAGTCAGGTAAGACCTACCTGATCGGCGCAATTGTGTTCGCGCTGTGCATCAAATACCCCGGCCTGCGGTGCATCTGGACCGCGCACCTGTTCAAGACGGCGCGCGAGACTTTCGAGTCGATGCAGGGCTTGGCCGACATGCCGAGCGTAAAGCCGTACATCAAGCGGATTTACAGCGGCTCGGGTGACGAAAAGATCCTGTTCACCAATGGTTCGGTGATCATGTTCGGCGCCCGCGAGCGCGGCTTTGGTCGCGGCTTCCCGAACATCGGCGTGCTGATTTTCGATGAGGCACAGATCCTTACGTCGAAGGCGCTCGATGACATGACGCCATCTACGAACGTTGCGAAGAACCCGCTTATTTTGACGATGGGCACACCGCCCAAGCCGGAGGACCCGAGCGAGTTTTTCACCACTCAGCGTCTCGACGCTGGTATCGAGGCCGACAACGAAGACTATGCCGGGCTCGATGACGATGACGACGATGTGCCGCGTGAGTCGCTATACGTCGAGTTCTCGGCGGACCGTGGATGCGACCCGAGTGACAAGACTCAGTGGCGCAAGGCCATTCCAGCGTTCCCGAACCGCGTCAGCGAGCGGGCGGTACGCCGCATGCGCAAAATCCTGGGCGAGGCCTCATTCCTTCGGGAAGGTCTCGGCATCTGGGACAAGATCGTCAGGACCAAGCGCATCATTTCAAAGCGCCTGTGGGCCTCGGCGATCGACATTGGCCCAGACAGCGATGCGACGCCCTCGGCGATCGGTGTCGACATGTCACATGGGCGCGAGCTGTCCATTTCGGCAGCGTGGGCGCTCGAAGGCGGGCGCGTCCACGTCGAAGAGGTGTGGAGCGGCTTCGACATCTCGGCCGGCAAAAAATGGTTGGCCGACACATCGAAACGCATTGACATCCTGATCGATTCAGCTTCGCCCGCGTCGGCGCTACTGCCCGATCTGCTGGCCAGGCGGTGCCGGGCTCGCCAAACCACAGCGCAGGACATGGCCAAAGCCTGCGGCGCCTGGATGGATGCTATCGACTCCGAACTTTTGGACGACGGCCTACCACTGCTGACCCATAGCGGTCAGGAAGCACTCACCAAGGCAGTCGCCGGGGCCCAGAAGCGGCCCATCCGCGACGCAGGCGGCTTCGGCTGGGACCGATCGGACGACGCCGTGAACATTGCGCCTCTGGTGTCGGGAAGCCTTGCGCTACTTGGCGCAACCACTAACGGACCTCGGAAACGGACCACCAGAAAGGCGGTGTACTAGATGGTTGCACCGCCCGCAGACCTGGCCCGCTTCATGGACACCGGCGAGTTGTCCGGTCAGGAAGTCCAGTACCTCGGACGGCTGCGCAGCCAGTTGGCTCAGGCTCGCCGCGCCAACGAGAAGAAGTACACGCTGTACGAGGGCAAGCACAAGGCGCGCAATCTGGATATCGCGGTGCCGCCGCACCTTGCTGACCTTGAGGTGTTTGTCGGCACGCCCGGCATTGTGGTCGACGTGCTCGCTGAGCGCGTCGAGTGGGACGGCTGGTCGGTGCTCGACGGCGACAGCACCGTCTTGGATGAGGCATACCGGGACAACGCCCTTGAGGTTGAGCAGGCCCGGCAGGCGGTCGATTCGCTGATCTGCGGCATGGGCTTTGTCAGTGTCGGTACCGGCGATCAAGAGCTGAATGAGCCCGCTGTGGTGGTCGGTGCTGAGTCCCCTATGGAAACGACTGTGCTGTGGGATTCCCGGCGCCGTATCGAGGCTGCTGGCCTGATCCAGCGCCGTGACCCACTGACCGCCGCCGTGACTACCGAAGTGCTGTACACCCCGCAGGCAACGGTGACGTTGCCGCGCGGCGGCGATAGCCGCGTCACCGAGGTTCAGCGCGATGACCACAACCTCGGCGTGGTGCCTATTGTCCAGTTCCCGAACCGTGAACGCCCCTCCGATATTCGGGGCCGCTCTGAGATAACCCCGCCTGTGCGGTATGCGACCGAGGCTATCGGCCGCACGTTGCTCGGCATGGAAATCAACCGCGAGTTCTACACCGCGCCACAGCGGTACGGCCTCGGAGTTGACCCGGCCCAGTTCGGCATTGACGAGAACACCCCGGCGGGCGAGAAGCTGGTCAAGCAGTGGAACGTGGCCATGTCGCGGATGAACTTCATTCCGCCGCCAGAGCAAGGCGACCCGATGCCGCAGGTCGGCCAGTTCACTCCGGCGCCGCCGACGCCGTATATCGAGCAGATCAAGCACTACCTACAACACGTCTCGGCTGAGTCTGCGATCCCATGGAACTACCTTGGCTTCGCCACCGACAACCCGCCGTCTGCTGACGCGGTGCGCGTGCTGGAGTCGCGGCTAGTCAAGCGCGCCTTGCTGCGCCAGCGTATGTGGTCGCGGGCATGGCGCCAGGTGGCTTACCTGATCGTCAAGCATCGTGACCCGCAGGCGACGATGGCCGCTGTCAGCGGCGTCGCACCGAACTGGCTCAACCCTGCCACGCCCACACCCGCATCGGACGCCGACCGGGTTTCCAAGCTGATCGCATCCGATGTCCTGGAGCCCAATTCCAAGGTCACGTACCGCGAGGTCGGTATTTCCGAGGCAGACCAGAAGATCATGGGGCAGGAACGCCGACAGAACACGGTCACCAAGCTGGTCGACCGGTTGTCGAATTCGCCTGTGCAAGAGGTTCCCCCACCGCCGCAGGGCGTGACGCCGGAGTTGGTGGATGCCAACCGAGGCAGCTGAGTTTCAGCTACTCCTGACTCGGCTCACCGTCGAGCTGGGCGGCGAAATCGCTGACCTACTGGCCCGCATCGCCGGAATGCAGCCGGTGGAGCAGATGGCGTATATCACCGCCGCCTACCCGGAAGTGGTGACGCCGTACCTGGCCGCGTCCAATGACTTGACGCAGGCCTGGTACGAAGCTCAGCCGGTGGTCGTGGCGCCGTCAGCGCCCGCGTTTGAAACGGTGGCCGCTCCCCTGCTCGATGTTGAGACGCTAGCCATTTCGGGACGCTGGTCACTGACGCAGGGCAAGCCTGTTGAGGCTTTACAGGGCTCGGCGACGCGCTCGGTGTTCGATCAGTCGCGGCGCACCATCTCTGACAATGTGGAGCGCGAGCCCGGCGCCCGGTGGGCCCGCTACGCCTCGGCGAACGCGTGCAACTTCTGCAAGATGCTCGCCACACGCGGCGCGGTGTACACGTCCGAGGCGTCGGCCCTGGGGGTCACTGGTCGCAGCGTGAACTTGGAGACATCGGACCGGCGCGCCATCGCGGCCGGACAGATGACCCGCGACGAAGCCCTGGCCCGACGCTCTACGTTCCGCTCGGCGCGCGAGGCTGGCAAGCGCGGACGGCAGGTCGGCGATGCCCGTGTCGGTGCGCTGCGCGGCTCGCAGCAGTACGGCGATAAGTATCACGACTGGTGCCACTGCATCGCGGTGGCGGTGCGCCCAGGCGGTTCCTACGAGCCGCCGTCATACGTCGAGCAGTGGGATAAGCAATACGCCGCAGCGGTGACCGCCACTCGCGAGGCGGGCCAAACCAAAGGCAAGTACGGCGCCATCGACTTCAAAGCGGTACTGCGCCAAATGGATGCGCAACAGCGCGAACAGACCTCCACCCCATAGCGGGGCGTGAGCGCGGACGGCCAGCGTCAAATCGGCCGGGTAATGCTGACGAGCTACGGAGATTTTCATGACTACAGTTCTGCCGACCCATCCCCGAACTGGATTGACTGCACTTGCCATTGGCAAGCGCGGCCCGATCTGGCCCGTGGCTGGGGCCTCGTCCGATCACGACCAGGACAACGGCGACAAGGGAGCTGGTGACGCCAAGTTCACTCAGGCCGATGTGGAGCGCATCATCGGTGAGCGCCTGACCCGTGAGCGAGCCGAGGTCGCCAACAAATACGGCGACCTGGATGTACTCAAGTCCAGCCATACCGAGCTGCAAGCGATCAAGGATCGCGACAAGACGGACGCTGACAAGGTTCAGGATCAAATCGCTGATCTGCAAACCAAATTGGCTGCCGAGGCCGAGGCCCGCACCAAGGCCGAGGCGAAGGCTGCGGCGGCTGAGCGTACACAGTACGGCGTCGACAAGGGGCTGCCGCTGGCGCTTGCCAAGAAGCTGGTCGGGACCACCGACGCCGAGCTTGACGCCGAAATCAACGAACTCAAGCCCTTTGTGGCTACCGCCGATGGCGGTCCACGGCCCCCGGCGCCCAATCAGCACCAGGGCCAACCCCCTGGCGGCAAGAGCGCCAAGCCGTCCTCGGTGTCCGCTGGCGCAGAGCTGTACACGAAGTCACACCCGAAACCCAACGCGTAGCACAGGACTCGCCTGCGCTATCCCCACTCCCATTAGGAGGAAAAATGGATCTCACTGTTCGCACTGAGACCTTTGGTGCAGGTAACCAGTCCTGGCTTGGTTCCAAGCACGGTACCGACGCATGCCGGACCGTCACCATCGACCGCGAAGCCCTGGTCAAGGAAACCCACTACCCGGACGGTCGGCTCAAGTCCGGCCTGCCGCTGGCCAAGGTGGGCGACACCTATGTGCCGTACGCCGCTGGCGGCGCCAATGGTGCTGGCGTACTTGCCGGTTTCCTGTTCACCGACCAGTCGGTCCGCGATGGCGGCGGCGACATCGTTGCCCCGCTGCTCGACCACGGCCGCGTGATCCTGTCCAAGCTCCCCGCCACGGTCGCCGCTGACGCGGACACCACTGGCCTGTTCGTTTTCGTCTAAGGAAGGGCTGAACAATGACTCTGTGGACTGATGTCATCACCCCGGCCGCACTGACCGGGTATGCCCGCGAAGCGCTGGCCGACCGCGAACGCCGCAAGGGTTCTCTTGCCGCGTTCCTGCCGAACCGCACCGTGCCGGACATCGTTGCTCGCTTCGTCAAGGGCGATAACGGCCTTCTGGACGCGGCCGAGTACCGCTCGTATGACGCAGAGGTCAGCATCGGGGAGACTCCCGGCGCTGAGCGCGTCACCATCGAGCTGCCCCCGCTGGGCCGCAAGGTGCGCGTGTCCGAATACGACCAGCTGCGCCTGCGTGGCAACGTCGACTCCGACACGGTGCTGTCGACGGTGCTCAAAGAGGCTAAGCGCCTCGCCTACGCCATCAGCGACAAGCTGGAAGTGATGCGCGGCAAGGTCATTGACAGCGGCAAGGCCGCAATCAATGAGAACGGCTTCATCGCCACTGCCGACTTCGGTCGCGGCGCTGCCTTCGCTGTCACCGCCGCAACCCTGTGGTCCGATCCGGCCTCCAAGCCGCTGACCGACCTTCGGCTGTGGCGTGATGCCTACGTCGAAGAGAACGGCGACGAGCCGGGCGTCATCCTGACTTCGCGCCGGGTGCTCAACGCGCTCATGCTGTCTGCCGAGATGAAGGCCTTGGCCACCAACTCGGCTACCGCGCCGGGAATGGTGACCGAAGACTTTGTACAGGCCACCTTGTCCGCGTACGGCCTTCCCCCGATCGCGGTGTTCGACCGCCGCGCCAAGGTGGCGGGCCAGACTGTCCGCATCCTGCCGGAGGACAAGCTGTACCTGCTGCCCGCGCCGGTCGATGCGTATGCAGAGGACGGCACCGACCTCGGTGCGACCGTCTGGGGCACCACCCTGGAGGCCTCCGAGCCGGATTACGAGATTGCCGAGGTTGACCGCCCCGGCATCGCGATGGGCGCTTTCAAGACCCGCGACCCGATCGGTGTGTGGGTTCACGGCGCCGCCATCGGCCTGCCGGTGTTGGCCAACGCCAACCTGTCCATGGCCGCGAAGGTGCTGTAGTGCCTTCGATCCGATCCGATTTGGTCGGTGTCATCTACCTGCCCGGTGGGGCGCGCCTGTCCGCAGGCGATCCCGTCCCACCGGGTGAGGTGGTGGGCGCTCACCTAATCGAAGACGGCGAGGTCGACACCGCAGACCCGGAGCCCACCGGGGCGCCAACCGATGACACTGACGTGACAGCCGAAGCAGTGACAGAGGCGCAGCCCGAGCCCGCCGAAGCGGCAGCCGAGGCACCCGAGCCGGTTGCACCCCGTCCGGCTACGAGCCGGACCCGGAAGCGCTCAAGTGGCCGCGCTCGCTGACCAGGCCGACGTTGAGGCGCGGTTGCGCCGCGACCTGACCGCTGACGAGGTTGAGTGGCTGCCGGGTGTGCTTGATGAGGCCTCTGCCCTGGTTTCTGCCTACTGCGGTGACCGCGCGTTCGACCCGGTACCGGACAGGGTGCGCATCGTGACCTCACGAGTGGCGGCGCGCGCCCTGACTGGCCGAAGTGACTCGGCCACTGCCATCACCAATGCAGCGCACGTCTTCTCACAGACCGTAACTCTCAATGCCGACGCCGCCAACGGCGGCGTGTGGCTCACCAAGGCCGACAAACTCGCCCTGCACCGCTGGGCTGTGTCGGGTAAGGCCTTCTCTGTTGATATCTCGGGTCGATGACCGCGCCGAGCTTTCCCACGCCGTTCGTCGTCGCGCACGAGGCCTTCATTCCTGACGCCCTGAACGCACATGGCGATCCGATCGACAAGTGGGCACCCGCGACCGCACGGTCTGTGTATGGCGCTGGCCCGGCGATGTCGAATGAGCCGAAGTTGGTCGGCCAAGATCGCGTCATTGTTGACGTGGTCCTGCTCGTGCCACCCGGCCAGGTCTACGGCCCACGTGATCGGGTGACATTGGCGGGCAACGTCTTTGAATGCGTCGGCTATCCCGAGTCCACCGAATTCAATCCATTCGGCAAGCACTTCGGCGCTGTCGTCAACCTACGCAGAGTTGAAGGGTAGGGGTAGGGATGACCGTTACCAAGGTCCGCGTGAATAAACGCGCCTTCCGCGATCTGCGCAAGTCGGCGGCGGTGCAGGCCAAGCTGCTTGAGGTCGGCGAGGTTGTCGCCCAAGATGCCAACCTGGATCACCAAGTGACCGCTGACGTGGCACAGAACGGCCCCGTCGATGACGGGCCAAGCTACACCGCAGACCTGCACGTCGGCAAGAACCGCGCCCGCGTCTCGGTGGTGACCGCGACCGGTCGCGCCATGGGGCACGAGCGCCGCACATCCTCGCTTCTGCGGGCAGCCGCACGCCGATGACGCTCATCGTCCACCCGGACGTTGATCAGCTCGCCGTCACCTATTTCGCCAACACTCTTGCCGCACAGGGCCATACGCAGCACGTCGGCAAGAAAGTACCGGCCAAGAATCGCCCCGATCGGTTCATGCGCGTCTATTCCAACGGCGGGCCCGACGAATCGCTTATCGCCACGCGGGCGCAGGTAGTCGCCCAGCTCTACGACATCGACGGCCCTCGATGCGCTGCGACCGCGAACCTGGTGGCAGCACTGGGCAAGGCAGCCGTTGGCTTCCTGTTCGACGGCTACCCCTACGTGGCTAGGGCCAAAAAGCTCGGTGGCCCAACCGATCTGGACGACCCGGACGTCAAGACGCACGTCCGCTATCAAGTCGTCCTCGAATGGCTCATCAGAGCCAAGCACTGAGTCTCAAGGCATCTTTACCAATCCCATTGCCCGCGTCGGGCAGAGAGGTGTATTCACCATGACCGGACCCATTGTCGCTGGCCCCGGTGGCGCAGCGGGCGATATCAAAGAACTGTTCTCCGGCTCGCCGACCGCGCCAGGAATCACTGGCGGTGTATTCATCGGTAAGCCAGGCATTGCCCTGCCCCCGGCTGATGACATCTTTATCCCCGCCACCGAGCACAGTCCTGACCTGAAAAATGTCGGCTTCGTCTCTGAAGACGGCGTGACCGGCACCGAAGATCGATCGATCAATGAGATTGCCGCCTGGGGCGGCGATATCGTTGCGTTCCTACAGGAATCGTTCTCGGTGTCGTGGCAGATGGTGCTGCTACAGATCATGAATCGAGAGATTGCCAAGCTGGCGTACGGCGACGACAACGTGGCCTACACGCAGGCGACGCAGGCGCATGGCAACTGGCTGGCCATCAAGGTCAACAAGCTGATGCTGCCGAAAAGGACTGTCTGGATTGACAGCTTCTACTCCGATGGCTCCGAAGGTCTCAAGGCGATGCGGTGGGTCGCACCGCTGGCCCAGGTGTCCGAGAAGGGTGACTTCAAGACCGCGCACAGCGAGTTGTCGGGCCATGACCTGACGCTCAAGCTGCTACCCGATTCACAGGGCAACAACGCCTACATCTACCTGGACGACGGCCAGGTTGTGCCTCTGCCCGCAGGCGGTGGTGGAACCCCTTAGCGCCTCCCCCGGCCCCGGAACCTGACCCGGAACCGGAGCCGGAGCCTGACCCCGAGCTAAGCGGCGACGGGGCTTAGGAGAGGCGAAAACCAGCCGCCCACCGATTCACCACGCTGTCCCGCCCGTCCGTTTTGCCTTGGGACAGGCGGGCGGGACCCAAGGCACTCCAAGGCAACTCACCTGCAAAGGAACAATCACATGGCCACCAAGGCAACCGCAAAAAAGACCGTCCCCGCTGTCGAAGTTGACGATGACGATGCCCGTGAGTACGAGGACAACCTCGACATAGCCGAGGGCGAGCAGAGCACCGAGACCCCCGCGAAGCCGGAACCGAAGCCGGGCGATGCTGACTTCGATTGGGCGCCTATCTACGTCGAGGGCACCGAGCTGAAACGCTACGACGACCCTTCGGGCACGGTGGTGGCGCTGCCGCCGTTCCCGACGCCGGACGCGGGCGACATCTTCGCCGATCTGCTGGAGGACATTCCCGATCACGTGATGCTGATCAAGCTCTTCCGTCAGGCCATGCGCGATCACGCTGTCGACTACGGCGAAGGTATCGCGGCGATCACCGCGGCCTTCCGTGGCGGCGGCAAGCTGGCTGATATCAGGGGCCTGCTGACGTTCTGGTCAGGGGCCAAACTCCCAAACTGATTGGCGAGGTCCGTGACTTCGCACGCAAGCACGAGGCGGCTTTCCGCCTAGACCTGTTGCACGCCGGGCTGAGTTTCGACCGCCCGGCGTGCAGCTGGGAAGACTTGCATGCGTTCACCGTGGCCTCACCACCGGGGACCGCCATTCATTACGAGCTGGCCGAGGGGTGGCCGCTCGACTCACATCTTCTCGCCGGAATCCTTGAGCGCCTCAACGACTGGCTGTGGCTGCACACCAAAGATGCGCAGCGCAAGCCGCCACGGAACCGGCCGAAACAGATCCCACGCCCCGGCGTGCGTGAGCGCGCCAACGCGCTGACGGCAGCTCTCGGAGGCCGCACACAACAGGTCGTCCCGATGGCCGCATTCACATCCATGTGGCGTGAGGCACGGGCCCGATGGAAACGACAGAAGGGAGTTAGCGATGAGCAATGAGCTAATGGCCCTTTGGGTTTCGATCGTGCCCGACACCTCCCGACTGGTACGCGAGACCCGTCGCGCCGTCGACGGCATTGACCTGACGGTCGACATTGACGCCGACACCGGCAAGGCGCGCCTGCAAATCAAGCGGCTGGACCGCGAACTGAGCAAGGCGCGGCCCTACAAGATCGACATCGACCGCAAGCAGATCACCGGGGCCGCGTCCTTCATTTCCAAGACCCTCGGCGGGGCGATGGCAGGCGCCCTGGGCGGTCTAGCTATCACAGGCGCCGCTGGTGGACTGACAGCCCTTACCGGCGCCATCATGTCCGCTAGCGGCGCGTTTGGACTTTTGCCGGCCACCGCTGGCGGCGCAGCGACAGCTATCGGCGCGCTCAAGGTCGCCACCCTCGGCTTCGGCGACGCCATGAAGGACATTGGCGACCCCGAAAAGTTCGCGAAGGCTATCGCAGACCTGTCACCGAACGCCCGCGAGACCGCGACCGCTATCCAGTCCATGCTGCCGCAGCTCAAGGACTTGAAAAACGCGGTACAGGACCGATTCTTTGACGGATTCGCCTCCGAAGTGAGGGCCCTGGGCGCCACCTATCTGCCGATGATGCAAGGCGCCATGGCCGACATTGCGGGCAGCGCAAACAGCGCGCTCAAGAGCGTTTCGGCGCTTCTGCAAGCACCGCAATCGGTTTCGGACATGGCAACACTGACCGGAAACAGCGCGACGGCATTCAACACCTTGTCGCAGGCCCTTTCACCGGTCGTCAAATCTCTGCTGGATATCGGCACTGTCGGCTCCACCTTCATGCCGCAGCTGGCGCAGGGCGCCACCAACGCTGCCAATTCCTTCGCCCGGTTCGTCAGCAATGCGCGCGAAAGCGGCCGCATGACTGAGTGGATTCAGACCGGCATTCATGCCATGGGCCAGCTCGCCGATATCACAGGCAATCTGGGGTCGATCATCGGCGGGGTGTTCCGCGCAGGCAACGACGTGGGCGGCGGATTCCTGGCTTCGTTGCAGACCGTGACGCAGACGATGCGCGACTTCGTGAACTCCGCCGAGGGCCGAGATGCTTTGGGCGCCTTCTTCTCTGGAGCCAAGGAAGCCCTTGCCGCTCTCTCGCCGATCCTCAAGACAGTCGGCCAAAGCCTGCTCGGCACCGTCATCCCCGCATTCACCGGCCTGGGCACTGCCGCCGCGCCTGCGCTGCAAGCGGTGTTCACCAACCTGGCCGAGGTCATGAAGACCCTTGCCCCCGTGGTGACCTCGCTGGCGGGCCCTATCTCGACCCTGCTGGGCGCCATCGGACCGGCCGTAGTCCAAACCATTCAAGCGCTCGCCCCGGCGATTGCGCCGTTGGCGCAGGCCTTCGCCGACCTGGTGGCTGGTGCGGCCCCGATCCTGCCTGTGCTCGGACAGCTGGTCGGCGCGGTGGTCGGTGCGCTCGCCCCGGCCCTGTCGACGCTATTCAAGGCCCTGGCCCCGGTCGTATCGGCGCTCGCGAACGCACTCAAGCCGGTCATCGACCAGCTGGCACCCGTACTGGCCGAGGTCGCAGGCACATTCGCCAACGCCTTCGCAGGTGCGCTCCAGCAGGTCACGCCGCTGCTGCCCCCACTTCTGGGCGCAATGGGCGATCTACTCAAGACGGCGATTCCCCTTCTACCGCCGCTGGCCGAGCTGGGCACCGCCGCCATTCCCGCCATTGCGGCGGCGATCAAGGTGGTAGCGCCACTGTTCACCGGGCTGGTCAAGATCCTCACTCCCATCGTTGACGTGGTGATCAAGCCCATGATCAGCGGATTCAAAGCGCTGGCCGATGTCATCGGCGGAGTGGCCGGTGGCTTGAACGGCATCATTGATAAGGCCAGCGGCTTCCTGTCCAAGGTGCCTGGCCTCGGCGGCATCTTCGGTCACAAAGACGGTGGCCCGATCGGCAACGCGCCGGGCTACGCCGGAGGCGGCAAGGTCAGCGGACGGGGCACCGGCACCAGCGACTCCATCTTGGCGTGGCTGTCCAATGGCGAAGGCGTCATGACAGCGGCGGCCATGCGCAACGGCGGCGCCCCAATCCTGGCCGCGCTCAACGCCGGATGGAAGCCACCGGCCGAAATGCTGCACGCCATGATCCCTGGCTTCGCCCAGGGCCTCAACCCTGGCGCCGACTTCCTGCGCACCACGATCATGCGCCAGTGGCCGCAGATCGATGACATCGGCGGGCGCCGCGCCGAGGACGGCTACGGCGAGCACTCCAGCGGCAACGCCATTGACGTGATGGTCCCCGGTTGGGACACCCCTCAGGGCATGATGCTCGGCAATCAGGTCGCAGGCTTCCTGGCCAAGAACCGCGAACAACTCGGCCTTGACGGATTCATCTGGCGCCAAACCAGCTACGGCTACGGCGGTTCCTTCACAGACGGCAAGGCCATGAACGACCGTGGTTCGCCGACGCAGAACCACATGGACCACCTACACGTCATGCTCGGCAAGGGCCGTGGCGCAGGCGCGGCAGCTGTCGGCCTACCCACCAGCAGCATTTCGCTACCCTCGGCCTCCGGGATGTCCGGCGGCGGCAGCCTCTTCGGCGGTGGTTCGTCATCCGGTCGCGGCGGTGGCGCCGCAGGCGCGCGCCGGGTCCGCGAGGCGCAGGACCGTGTGTCTGATCGCGACTTTGCCGTGCAGCAGGCGCAGGCCTCGCTGGACGAACTCAACGCCAAGGACCCCAGCAAGGTCACGCAGAAGCAGCGCGACGCCGCCGAATACCGGCTGGCCAAAGCCAAGCGTGAGCAGGCCCAAGCCACCGACGACCTGACAGCGACGCAAAACGAATACAACGCCGCCATGGCGAACTCACCATTTGGCGGTGGGGCCGGTGGTGGCAGCGCGGCGGGCAGTGACCTCGGCCAAGGGCTGATCGACGGCTTGTTTCAGGGCCTCGGTTTCGACGGTTCGCTGTTCTCCGACCCGAGGCAGTGGGGTCTGGTGAAGATGTTCACCGGCCTACTCGGCGGCGGCGCTGGTGGGCCGGGCCAAGGCGGCGGCATGTTGAACAGCATGGGCCTGCCAAGCCTTACCGGCTTGTTCTCGCAGGGCCAGACATCGACGGTGACCGCAGAAAATGTGATGCCCGGCGGCGGGCCCGGTGGCCTTATCGCGGGCATTGGCGATATCGCCACCAACGCTTTCCAGCAAGGCATGTCGGCCCCGACCACCATCGACAACTCAATCAACCTCAACGGCAATCAGGGCATGGACCCACAGGCCGTTCAAACGTCCATCCAGAAGAAGCAAAACGAACGGACGCGCACCTACGCACCGGCAGGACTGGGAGCATGACCGAATCAGCCACCGCGCCAGATCATTGGGGCGAGAACCCGGCCGACAACCAGATTCAACCGCCCTTCTACCGCTGGGGCGGAAACGCCAATGAGCTAGCCGGAGCGGTATTTGCCGCCGTCAAGTTCCCCGGCTGGGAGCAATTCACCCGCTGGGAATGGCTGCCCGAAGAGCTTAAGAACATGGAAACCAACCTGCTGTACATCGGTGTCGATGGCAGCAAGTGGCACCTTGCCGGTAACCATCGCGGCCGCGAAGGGGCGGTGCTGGAGTCCGAGCTGATGGGCGCGATGTCGGTCCCGTTCGATCACCGGTTCTCAGAAGGGCCCTACCTGATCGGCTCACGGCTGGAGCGCACCGACATCAAACGCCGCACGCAGTCATTCGGCGTAATCTTGAACCCCAACGCCAATGTCCGGGCCCGCCTGAATATTTCGACCGAGACCATCTACCGCAACACCGAGGCCAGGTGGCAGCGCGCATGGTCCAAGACGCAGCACGGATGGTTGGGCTACTTCACCCGCTCGACCGGATGGCGCTGGCTCAAAGTCATTTTAGACGGTGGCGCCACCCCGGAAACCATGAAAAAGGACCCGGTGGCGTTCGGCAACAACATGCGCCAGGTGACGATGAACGTCGTCAGCCCGGACCCCTACGCCTACAAAAAGATGTTCCGCTCCAAGACCGTTGGCTTCGACGCCACCAAACCCAAGGTCACGGTCGGCGGCGAGGGCTCACTGTTCACCACCCTTGAGGACTTCCTGACTGACGGCATCGAAGCACTGCCCATGCAGGCCTGGCTGACCCACGTCCAATACGTCAACAAGGGCCAGATCGATGACTGGCCGAAGTTCATCATCAGCGGCACCGGCACGGCATGGATACAGGACGGCCTCACACAGAACTTGGTGCGCTGCCCCGAAATCTACAGCGGCGATGGCTTTCTCATGGTCGACACCGACCCGACCGCCCGCACCTTCACCACCAGCAAGGAACCCGTAGACAACGTGTTCTACCGGTTCGCACGCCAGGCCGAAATCCTCGACTACCTGCCGCTGCTGCATGACCTGGGCGACCAAGGGCTGCCCGCGTGGCGCCGCACCCGTGGGCAGCGGTTCGCATCCATCATCCCGCGTGAGAAGGAGGTTACGACCGCCGTCTACCACACCAACCCCGAGGCAAAGGTGACCGCTTTCATGCCACAGAAGTACGAGACCGCCTTCTAGATGGCAACTTTGGCTGCGCCCGATCCTGTGCGCAGCCCTGGTGAGGCGTACCGCTACATGCATCGGCGGCGCCAGGTCATCATCGACTCGGCCCGTCAGCGCCCACTAATCCGCCTGTGGGACAAGGACATGAAGTTCATCGGCGTTGTTGCCGCTGAACAAAAACTTGACGCCGAAGAGATGATTCACGCGGCCGGGCAGGGCTCAATCACGCTGCTGGCTAACGACTGGCTGACCGAGTTCATCACCCGCGATGTGCGCGCCGAAGAGGACTTGCACATCACCATCGACCCCAACCCGACCAAGCGGTCGTGGCGCACCCGCTGGGGCGGCAAGGTCGAATCGGTCAACATCAAGCGGACCGCTGACGGCATCCACCTGGTCGAACTACAGCTCATCCACAACCGCAAGCACCTGGAACACATTCTCCTAGGCGCAAATCCGTTCTTTCCGCCCGAGGTCCAGCAGCCGAAGATGTGGCTGCTGCCGGGAAACACCCGCACCATCTGCGCCACCACACTGTTCGTGAACCTGGCCCGCCAGTACATGCCGGGGTTCAACATCATCACCAACATCGCCAACCCGGCGGTGTGGCTGGGCACCAAGCTCACCAACATCAGCCCGCTTGACTGGCCGGTGCAGGTCGCTTTCGTCAACCCGTTCCTGGACCAGTCGCGGCTGAGCTTTGTCACCTCACGGTGGACCGACGCGCACAGTGTCTTCGATCCGATCCTCAAGGACGCCGGGTGCATCATCCGCGCCTACACCTGGCTGACCGAGGATGAGGACTCGCCACACACCGAGCTGTCCGAACTGCTCGGCAACAACATCTTGACCCGGCCCACACGCAACTGCGTTGTCCTTGCCGTAGAAGACAAGTCGGGCGTCACCGGCCCCACCGGCACCGCCATCGACGGTGTGATCAACCTGTTCGGCTCCCTGGCCGACGACATGATCACCGAGACCATTATTCCGGTCGACGCTGACCACGACGGCAAGACCGATCCGCTATTTCGCAAGTGGCTCAAGGTCGCCCCGGCGCCACCAAAGGTGATCTTCCGCGACACAGAGCATTCGGCGATCATCGACGCCGTTAGAGCGGTGCACAAGGCCAAGGCCCGCACCATCATGACCGGTTCCAAGTCGCCGCAGATTGTTAACCAGCTCCAGACATTTGGCATCAAGTACGCCCTATCAGAGCTGTCGGCGCTGATATCTCAAGGCCCATTTGCCGCACAGGTTCCCGGCACTCCGGGCTTGGAAGAGCTCTATCAGGGCCAATTGGACAACAGCCTGCTTGCGTACCAACGGTTTACGGACATCAAGCGTGTATTCCAAATGGGCACACACGCTTTCCTTGAACACTGGGAAGCGGGCTCAGGCTCGGCATACACCGTATCCGGTATCAAATCGCTACGCGATGGCCACTGGAAAACACGGCCTTACACCAGCTTTAAGACAAACGTCGTCAACGGCTACCCCTGGCTGGTCCATTACGACTTCACTCTCGGCGACCGCCTGGGCTTTGAGTTGGTCGATGTCATCCACGCCGACCAGTGCTCGGCGATTCGGATGGCCTACGACGAGACCACGCCGCTGCAATACGGGCTGTCAATCGGCATGGACGGCGAAGAAGAAGATCCCGCCGCCAAGGGGATGCGAACACTGCAAGCGGCCTGGTCGGTCGTCGGAATGCTCATGGGAAGTGGAGACGAATTCTAATGTACGTCAACGGCACTCACGAAGGCGCGGCCATGGGCACCGACCCACGGGTCACCGACGCCCCCGCCGAACACCTACACAACGCCAACGTGGCCATGCATCAGATAGCCAGCGCGTTGGTGGCGGTCGGCATGCGCGACGGCAAAACCTTGGACCTGTCCTATCTGGCGCCGATGATCGCCTATCACCTTGCGCTGCGCGGCTTCCGGCTTCACCAGGATGAGGCGCTGATCAAGAGCCGCCGTGTCGAAGGCGCCCAACACGAGGGCGCTTTGGAGTGGGTGAGCATCAATGCACCCGATGACGTGCGCGAGGAAATCGACACCGCCACCACGCCGCAGGACATCGAAAACCTGTCCGGCAACGCCAAGGCCTTTTGGATTCGCCAGCTCGGCGGTGTGCCCGTCGATGACGTGCCCGAGGGCTGGCGGCAGAAGACCCGCATCACTTTCCAAGACGACGAGCAGACGGAGGCTCCACTATGACTGCACCCGCCGACCCGGTACAGGCGCAGCTTGGCGACCGGGTGTATCTGGGCACCCGGCTGGCCAATGTGCACTTCTACGGCGACGTGTCCGACATCGACACACCCGGCGCCACCACGGCCACCATGGAAATGGTTGGCGACGACGCGGTGGTCACCATGGACGCCCTGGTCGGCCCCAAAGGCAACGACGGCGAGATGGCGCCCATTGTCCGCATGCAATACGGCTCCCCCATCGACAGCCTGCAAGAGCTTGAAGAGCTGGCCAACACCCTGACCGACACCCCCGACGACATCGGCAAGGCCTGGTGGATCGGCAACCAGGTCTACATGTGGGACGGCACCGGATTCAAGGTCAAGGCCATGGGCACCGCCGGTCCGGCCGGGCCCGTGCCGAACATCTCCCCCACCATTGAGTCGATCCCATGGGCCGAGCAGCTGGCGGGCCGCAAGTCCAAGATCACCGTCAGCGGCACCGCCAACAACCCTGGCTGGCATTTCGAGATTGCAGCCCCGCAGGGCCCCAAGGGCGATAACGCCACCATCGCCGACGCGCTCGACTTCGATGACACCCTGCCACCCACAGGAGGCCAGGTCGTCACCTGGGATGCCACCAAGAGCAAGTTCGTCCTAGCCGACCCCAACCCGTTCGCCACACGCATGTACACGATGCCCGAGGCCGCGTTTCAGTCGGTGCCGCTGGCCGTGGGCACCAAGGTCCCGATCGGCTCACGCGAGATTCCCGAACAGACGCAGGAATACAACCTGTGGGTGCAGGGGCACCTGCGTACCAACGGTGTTGACCTTGACTTTGATCCGTTCCAGATCGGTTGCGAGGTCCGCATTTCCGAGCCGAACACCGATCCCAAGGGCGGCATCTTGGTGGCCCGCGGCTTCGGCAACTCCTCGCAGATGTTGCATATCAGCCCGCACGCTTCGACACCACAAACACCTTCGGATGCCATCTCCCCCGATGGCGTGTACGGCAGATTCCCGCAGGGCCAAAAGCGCATCCTGACGGTGTTCTTGTACACAGACGGCCTGTTCGGCGTCTACAACTTTCAGCCACGCGACGCCCAGCTGGCGATACAGGTGATCCCGGTCTAATGGCCGTCTTCGACCGGCGCCAAGTCGGGCCACCACTGACCCACAACCCAAACACCAAGCTGGCCTTCGATAATCCGATGGCCTTCACCAAGGGTGCAGGCGACGGCGTGGACCGCTTCATCGAAATGATTGTCGAGGGCATCAAGCGCCTGTTCGGCATCGACCTGGCCGCGCTGACGGGAATTCTGACCGGCAAGTGGAACATCCTGGAGGGCCTACAGGGCGCGGTGTCCACGGTGCAGGGCGCCATCGCCAACATTCAGTCGGCCATCACCAGCCTGCAAGACAAGGTAGAAGACATCCCCGTTCTGGGCGACTTCTTCGAAATCATCACCGGCAGACCAGATTCAGACCCCAACGATGCCGGTACGTGGATACGCAACGCCTTCGACGCCATCCTGCACGGCAGCCAGGGCGGCACCAATCCCGGCAGTAACGACAACTTCATCACCAACCTGTTCAACGCCATCACCGGAGTACGCAACACTGCAGCGGCAGCCAACACCACTGCGCAGGCCGCGAACACCAACGCCAATGACGCACTGGGCAGCGTTGTCGACGGCTTCAAGAACATGTTCGACACCTGGTTCGGCGGCACTGCCGCCACCGGAACTGCCGCAGAGGTACAACAAACAATCGCCGCCATCAAACAGGCGACCATCGGCGACTACACCGTCGACACCTTCACATCCAACGGCACATGGACCAAACCAGCCAATCTGCGCGAGTGCTGGTTGATCGTGATCGGCGGCGGTGGAAAAGGTATGCCCGGCACCACCTCGGGGACCAACGCCGACGTACGGCCGGGCGGTCTGGGCGGGTCCTCGGGTGGCTACATCGGCCAGCAGATCGCCCCCGCTGACATCCCCGCCACCTTGTCCGTCACGGTCGGGCCAGGGGCGAGCACCAACGGCGCTGACGGCGGCATCACCTCTATCGGCAATCTGGTGTCCTCATCCCCGAACGGCTCCGGCATCTCCACACTCGCCGGTTTCACCCCAGCGGCCTCCACACCGGGGCGCGGGGGCAATGGCGGGCAAGCCACCGGGTCCGGGGGCAGTGCCGGTCAAGACGGCGGCGCTACCCCGCTGGCGGCGGGCGGTGTCGGCGGGGCGGGCCGCAACTCGACCGGAACCGCCGACGCCGGAACCGCAGGCGCCGCAGCCTCGCTGACCGCACCCACAAAAGCCGGTGGCGGAGGTGGCGGCGGCGGGGGTGGCGCCGGGTCCACGTCCTCGACCGGTACGCGCCGAGGCGGTGATGGCGGCGCGGGCGGCTACCCCGGTGGCGGGTCTGGGGGCGGCGGCTCAGCAGTCGGCGGCGGCACCTTCGCCACCCAAACCCCCGGCCAACCTGGCAGCGCACCACACGGTGTCGCTCTCATCATCTGGAAATAGAAGAAGGCACGCAACGTGAATGCTGTTGAGCTACAAACCGATATGAGCGCCTGGCCCGCTGGCTGCAAGCATTTTCGGCTGGCAGATGGCACGTATGTGGTCATTGACATCGACACACCCGATGAGCGCCACGACCGCCATGTCGACCAGATAACGCGCGGCGCCGAATACACCTACACCCCACGCCCCACGGTGGTTATCGCGGTCGATGAGAACGCCTGCGCCACCAGTCTTGAACGGCTGCACGAGTTTGCGCCCGGCACAACACACGACGAAGCGATAGCGCAGATAGAGGCAGATCAATGATTGGCGGCTACGACCCCGACCTGAATATCACACTATCGGTCCGGCAGGACTTCATCTTGCTGCTGCGCCTCAAGGCTGACGATGACGGCACCGCACCGAACATTCATGACATCTTTCCGGCAGGCACCACCATCGATCTGCGGTTCTACCCGGACATGGCGGCGGTCCGTGCCGGTACCGAAATAGACGGCACAGCAATACAACCGACCATCACCGATGACGGTGTATTCATCCGCATTGAGTCGCCCATCGCCGACAAGATTCCAGCCAAAGCCGAGGCGCGGCTGACCGTCACCTACCCGTCGAGCTACCCCAACGGCGACAGCCTGCCATGGGCGAAATGCCGGGTGGCGCGCGATGACTGAGCTTCCCCGCCTAGTCATCGACACCGAACCGGTGCCGGTCATCGAACTGACCGCGCCAACCCGCCCCAAGCTCACACTGGGCGCGCCAAAGCCATCCGAGCAGATAGCCACACCAGTGCCCGGCCCACCAGGACCACGCGGAGAGCAAGGCGCACAAGGCGAACCCGGCCCAGCCTTCTCCGGCGTAGCCACCTGGTACGGCACAGGCGAACCGGACGTGATCGTTGGCGCCAAACCTGGCGACCTCTACATCGATGTCAGCACCGGCATCACCTACGAACTCAAATAGCAAGGGAGACAACGCTATGGCATGGGAGCAGCGTGGAAGCATCAAGGGGCCCAAGGGCGACGTTGGACCCGAAGGGCCGCAGGGTATCCAGGGCCCCAAGGGCGACACTGGCGTTCAGGGACCGGCCGGACCACAAGGGGCTCAAGGCCCCACCGGTTCGCAAGGGCCTCAAGGTGAAGACGGACGCGGTATCAGCATTGCGGGCACCGTCGCCAACTACGCGGCTCTGCCCACCGACCTCACCCCGGACAACGACGGCCAAGGCTACTTCGTTGAAGCAGACGGCAGACTGTACATCTGGAACGGCACAGCCTTCCCGGCCAATGGTGCGGGTGTATCGATTCGCGGCCCGCAGGGACCTACTGGCGCACAGGGCACTCAAGGCCCCAAGGGCGACAAGGGTGATACGGGCGACACCGGCCCCCAGGGCATTCAAGGCGTCAAGGGCGATACCGGTGCCACCGGGGCGCAAGGGCCTGCCGGACCAGCCGGTAATCAGGGGCCCGCAGGCCAGGCAGGCGCCACCGGGGCGACCGGCCCACGCGGGGCGCGCATCACCACCGGCAACGGTGCGCCGGGAACCATCACCGGACAGCAGGTCGGAGACTCCTATCTCGACCTGACATCCGGCGTCATCTACGAATTGCAGTAGCCGATGGGATGGGTAACTAAGTCGGCACTGGCAGTGGCCTGGTCGGCGATCATCGGCAAGCCGTCCACCTTCCCGCCGACCACCGGCACAACCGCCGCCACCGCCTGCGCCGGAGACGATGCCCGCCTGGGCGATACCCGCGTACCCACGGACAGCTCAGTAACAAACGCCAAGGTCGCGGCGAACGCAGCCATCGACGTGTCCAAGCTCGGCACCGGCAGAGTCGTCGGGTCCGTCAACGGCACCGCCACCTCCCTGACAGTGTGGGCGGGCACCAGGGCTCAATATGACGCGCTGCCGACCCCACGGGACGGCAACACCATCTACATCTGGGCAACGTAAATGCCCATCAGCATTGGCGATACGTTGCTCATCGGCGGCGTGGATGGCCCCGTAAACAAGTACATCAACGGCATCAGTCTCGGCGATGTACAGGTGTGGGCCAGCGACCCCCGCACCGACCTGTTCGCCGAAACACAGTCCGTCCTACCGCCCACGTGGGCCTACTGGGCCGACTACGTGATCCTGCCCGCAGGCGGCGGCGGTGGTGCCGGTGAAGGCGGTCTCAGCCGTTCTGGAATAGGCGGCTACACCGGCACATGGCTCACCGGCACATTCATCGTCCCCAGTGGCTCGCTAGGCCTGACCTTGGGAGCCGGAGGCATAGGCGGTCAATCCGAGGGCGGCGGCAAGGGCGCACCCGGAAGTTCCGGTGGCACAACATCAATCAACGGCCCCGGCGGGCTCATCGCATCCGCCCCAGGCGGTCTGGGCGGCGAAGGCGCCAACTCCGGCGGCAGCGGCCAGAACGGCAAAACCATCAGCCCCCAAACGCTCTCGGCTTTCGGAGAGACATTCGCCGCAGGCAGCGGAGGCACCGGCAACGCCGGTACGGGCGGGATCGGCGCAGGCGGCGCCGGAGGCAACGGCGGCATCTTCGGCAGCTTCACCAAAGGCGGCACAGGCGGGCCAGCGCGTATCTGGCTTCGGTGGCGCTCGTACTAACAAGAGAGGCAACAACTATGGGGTTCATCAAGACGCACATCACCGACCCAATTCGCAACGCAGTCGTTGACGAGATTCGGCAGCAGATCCCGGTGATCATCAAGGCGGTAGTCATCGCCATCGCCGAAACGGTCGGCAACACCGCCATCTCCGGGGTCGACAAGATCACCGACGCGATACCTGGCGATGCCGATGACCGGATCATCGACCCACTGGTCGAGAAAGTCCGCGACACCGCCCGCAGGCTGGGACTGAGCCTGTGAGCTTCGTAGAGTTCGACGCCACGCCGCTGCGCACCCGCGAGCAGGTGGCACGCGAAGTGCACGCCGTCGCACTCGACAAAGGTCTCGATGAGCTGGCCAGCGCCATCGCGCTCATGACCATCTCCACCGAGGTCGGCGCCAACGACGAAAACGGCGAACGTCAGTGGTGGTGCCCGGCCAACCCGTCACGTGACGAAGAGACCATGAACTATCCGCACGACTCCACCTCGGACGACAGCCGCTCATCGGGGTACCTACAGCAGCAGCCGGGCCCGAACGGCGAGCCGTGGTGGGGCACCGCCTACGACCGCATGACCCTGGCCCGCTCAGTGGGCATGTTCTTTGACCGGCTCCCCGACGACTACCGAAGAGCCGCAGACAACCCCGCCCTTGCCGGCATTTTTGCTCAGCGCGTCCAGCGCAGCTCCTACCCCGACCGCTACGCGCAGAAGTGGGCCGAAGCCTGGGAAGTGCTGCGCCACGCCCTATCTGACGACGAACCAACACCACCCGGAGGCAACAGCATGGCATGGACAGGCGACCCGATCTGGCTTGAGGACGTTCTACGCCCGGCGCTCGGCGATCGGCTCAAGACGCTACCCGGCTGGCAGAACGCCGGACACGGCGACTTCAAAGACATTCGCGGCCTCATGTGGCACCACACCGGCAATTCCCGCGAGTCGGCACAGTCGATTCGCAACGGGCGCCCCGACCTACCGGGCCCGCTGTCCAACATCCACATCGCGCCGGACGGCACGGTCACGATTGTCGCGGTCGGCGTCTGCTGGCATGCGGGCCAAGGCTCCTACCCCTGGCTGCCGACCAACAACGCCAACTGGCACATGATCGGCATCGAATGCGCGTGGCCCGACATCGCACCCGATGGGTCTTACGATCCCGGCCAGCGCTGGCCCGACGCGCAGATCATTGCCATGCGCGATGTGGCCGCAGCGCTAACGACAAAGCTCGGCGTCGATGTCAGCCACAACATCGGCCACAAGGAATATGCCGGTGCCGCACAGGGCAAGTGGGACCCCGGCAACATCGATATGAATTGGTTCCGAGGCGAAGTCGCCAAGGACATACGCGGCGAATTCGACCCGGCGACCCCGCCCACACCGCCCGTGGTCGTGCCTCCCCCGGTTCTTCCCGGCCCCGCCAACCCCCGCACCGACCGCCAGCTTCTCGAAGAGATTTGGGACCAACTGCGCGGCCCAGGCGGCAACGGCTGGCCACAGCTCGGCGGCAAGACCCTGGTCGATGCCATCGCCGAACTCACCAACAAGAAGGCGGCGTAACCATGTATCTGAGCGGCCAATACGTAGGCCTCGGCGAGGGCGACGACTCCCCCGAAGTCGGCAAGATCATCGACTTCATTCTGGTCAAGTGGGACCGATTCGATGACCTGCTCACGCCCGGCACCACCAGGTTCACCCCCGAGCTGACGGCGATCATCACCGAGCTGCAAGGGATCTACGTCAGCGAAGGCAAGCTCACCCTAGGAAGTTTCACACCCGGCGTGATCAACCTGGAAACCAAATACGCCATGGGCTACCTGAAACGCCCTGTGCCCGAAGATAAGCGGCCCGTACTGTTCACGGTCTGCGGAACCGGCGTGCCCTGGTGGGTCGGCCCCGACGCCGACACCGCACGGGCCGTGGAGCGCAAGTACCGATGGCAGCCCATCGGCTACCGCGCCGCCCCGTTCCCCATGGGCACATCCATCGATGAAGGCCGCGAAGAGCTGGTCAACCAGCTCACCATCCACCGCCTACAGGTGGAGCGCTTCGGCGGCGCGCTCGGCGGCTTCTCACAAGGCGCCATCATCATCGCGCTGGTATGGGAACTCGATATTAGGCCGCTCACCGGACGCCTGCACTGGGCATACGGCAAGATCAAAAAGGCTGTGGCATGGGGTAACCCCATGCGCGAGAAGGGTAAAGCCTACGGCGACGCCAACGGCCAGGCACCCGGACCCGAGTCACACGGCATCGCCGATCAGCTGATGGTCGACACCCCGCACTGGTGGCGTAACTACGCCCACCAAGGCGACATGTACACCGATGTCGAAGGCGACTCCGGCGAAATGAAAACATCCATCTACAAGGTGGTCATCGGTCAACGCGTCTTCACCGGCCCCGATTCCATCCTGGCGCAAGTCGTTGAGATTATGCAGCGACCAGCCATCGAGCTAGTCGCCCTCACCAAAGCCGTCCTGGACGCCGGTCTGTTCTTCATCAAACGCACAGGACCGCACCTGAACTACGACACCGCCCCCGCCGTCGAATACCTGCTGCAAGATTGAGGTTTGGATGATGATTGAGAAGTTGAGACAACTGCTCACGCCGAAAGTAAGGCTATGGCTGTATGCCGTTGCCGTGGCGCTGTTTTCGCTCATGCTCTACTACAACGTCGTAGACGAACAGGCAGCCCCGCTGTGGCTAAACCTCATTTCGACGGTGTTCGTCGTCGGCGGTCAGGCCATCGCAACGGCCCACATTCCGCGCGGTGGCTCGCCCAGGAATGACGAGACCAACCGGTGACCCTCGACCAGTGGCTTGAACTTGCCGTCAGCCTGCTTGCGGGCGGGGTTATCGGCACCGCCATCAAGTCGCTAGTAGACCGCTGGAACGCCAAGGACGCCAACAGCTCTGCGGACTGGAAAGCCTTCGCCACCGAGCAGCGCGAGACCTTCGCCGCCGCCATGGCCGAGCAGCGCGAAGCCCACAACGCCGCCATCGGAGCACTCGGTGGCCGCGTTCAAGCACTGGAGGACCGGCTGACCGAAGAGCAGAAGGTGCTAGGCATCGCCCTGGCTCACCTGCGTGAGCTTCGGCGGTGGATTCAGGGCGGCGCTCACGGCGACGTGCCGCCGCTTCCTGCCCAGCTGGAGGGAAGGCTGTAGGCAGAGCGACACGCATTGTCGGCCCCTGGGCGTACAACTGACCTATGGACGCCAAGAGGGCCATTCGTGAGGTCATCGAAGAGATTCCGCACTTCTTTGGACTTACCGTGCGGAAGACCATCGGCGCCGAAGGCGAGACGGAGACCAGGACATACACGCAGGCGCAAATCGCCGCGCATGTCGCGTCAACCCTGGTCGACAAGCTCAGCGCCAAGGGCTGCCTGGTTGTCGAGCTACCCACCGTCGCGACCGACGAGTACGGCAGCCGGACGGTGCGGGTCCCCATTACAGGCCAAGGATGGGCCTACGGAGAAGTTCGAATCGATGAGCGGCATGACCGGCTGGCCATCGTGGATATTCCCTCACGGCTACCGATCGATAGTGCGCCACTTGTCGCAGCTGCACTGCTGGCCACGCATGCAGCGGCGCGCGCATATCAGAGCCCTTGGGGCGAATAGCCGACCGACATGCAACCAGCCCCGCCTTCGGCAATGCCTGGGGCGGGGCTGGTTGCAATGTCGACTAGCTTGTCCGCTTGAGGTTGATCGTGACACCGCCAGAGAAAGCCGAGTCGTGCAGCTTGACCTGATCAGGCTCGGTACCCACTGGCACATCGAAGGCGACCTTCACGTCAATCTTGTTGCCGGGGTTTATCTCTGTCATTAGCGCGTCGTCAACGAGGTACATCGAAGCGGTGCTGTCCGCCGAGAATGTCTTACCGCCTGCGATGAGTTTTTGATTCTCAGCGAAAAACGTCTGTGGCTTGTCGCTGATGTTGGTGACCGTCATCGACAGCACTGCCCATTCGCCCTGGGCCTTCTTCTGCATGAACTGGTTGTCGTCGCGGCCGACCACGCTCTTGCCAATGTCGATCTTGTCCACGACGAACGCGAACTTGCCGTCGCGCACCTCGGACCCAACGCCCGGCGCCGCTTTCTCGGCCTGTGTCGCTCCGCTGCCACCGGACCGTGGCGCGCTGGCCGCTGGCGTTGCACTAGCGGGTTTGTCGTCCTCTTTCTTGCCACCCACCAGACCCGCAATGAAGAGAAGCACCACAACGCCACCGACGATCCACGGCCACTTGCGGCCCTTCTTCGGGGCCGGTGCGGGCGGCGGCGGTGGTGCCGTGACGGTCCAGTTAGTGCCGTCGAAATACCGCTGCCCTGGCGCGCCCGATGGGTCGGGATACCAACCCGGCGCCGCCGACTGTGGTGCTGACATGAGCGAAGACCTTCCCCTCGATTCGATACCCCTGACCGGGGGAAAGCGTACGCGCCGCTCACAGCACACGTACAGGGAATCGGCAGCGCCAGCGTGACCGAAGCTCTATTGCTGCGCGTTACGTTCCCAGTACTTTTCGGCACCAGCCTGGACGTATCGGTTTATCACCTCAGGGAGTGAGTCAAAGACGTACCACTCGGCGCGAGGATATGACCCCGCCGAGATAACCACCTTGTCGTGGGCGTCCACGATGAGCATGTCGGTGTCGCCAACAAACTCTCCGAGCACCCAGTCCGACTCGGAAAGCTCGTAACCGTACTCGACCCGGTCTCGCGTACGCTGCATGGCCTCCGAGGGTGCATGGAGCGTCAGCCCGCATATCCCGAACTGTTCGTCAACCAGAAGTAGCCCGCCCGAAGTGTGACGCCAAAGTTCACGCAACTGCTCGGGAGCCTGAGCCGGGATCTCGTTTCCGGGGACACTGGCGCCCAACCGGCAGGTCAGCTCAACGCCCTCCATCTCCCGAGAAGGGATGGATACGTTGCGGTAGTTCTCAAGGAACTCAAACACGCCTGAATTATCCCCCATAGTTGTTCCACCAAGGTGTCACCCGCTGATTATGCACCGGCCGTGGTACTGGAATCAGATTCTCGAATGAGTTATCGCCACCGAACTCCCGAGGTCGTATGTGGTGGATGTCGTACATGTTCCATCCGCCGGGTGGTGTTTCGTAACCCATGTCATGCCATTGCTGAATGAAGTAGTACCGATCCATGTTCGTCCACTCGGAACGCTGATCCCTAGGCATCCTCTCCAGATCGCCAGCCGGGAAGGGCATCTCGTCGCCAGTCCCAGGGTTGTACACGCGCGGATAAGCCTCAATGTTGTTGTTATAGGCCCTCGGTGGCTCCGCAGGTGCGTCCCCTACGTCGTAGGAATGATGCGACCCGTCGGTACTGAAATCGACATCGTGGTGGTCACCGTTGTAATGATCGACGCTCGGCGCTGGATGTTCGACTTGGGTTGGCGTGTGGTGTCCGGGGGTGGCGTCGTCTAGTCCGTGGGTGATGGCTCGGCCTTCGGTGCCGGTGAGGTCACCGAGTAGTCCGCGCGCTCCGGCTGCCGCTTCGCCGCCGATTGCCCCGCCGCCGAGGGCTTCGGTGCCGTGGATCAGGTTCTTGCCGATGAACTCGCCGGGATGGTTGTAGAACTCTTTGGCTTGCTCAATGCCCATCTTGGGCGCGGCAAGTGGATCGCTCGTCAGCTCATGAACCTGTTTGACTGCGCCCAGGCCTACGTCTTTCCATGCTTCGGCGACACCGGGCGCGCCCGGACCTGCTTGCCCGGTAAGGACTTTGGCTTGCTCTATCTGGCCGTCAATGGTTTTGGTGGCCTCATCGTTGGCGCGGCCCACGATGTCGTTGAACTGATCCCCAGGCGAGTTATGCAACGGCACCTGACCAGGGGTGCGCATCGGATCGGCGTCAGGGGCAAAACGCGGTGCCTGCGCCCGCTGGACCGCCTCATTGACCCGCTGCTCGATCTGGTTGGCGGGCACACCCTCATGTTGCAGGCGCTCACGGGTCGCCTGGGCGAACGCGGGAACATCGCGGTCGGCCAAGGTGGGGGCAAGCTTGGCCGGTTTGGTCTTGTCGATATCCCCCACACCAGGCATGGCCCCGATGCTGCCGAGCTGATGCCCATCCACCGACGCGGTTTTCGGGTACAGCTCTTTGTAATTGATCGTTTCCGGGTTGCTCGCGGCAGCCGGAGTGGTGCCCGCCGGGTCGGTGGCCTTGGGGTACTGCTTTTTGTAGTCGATCGCGGTAGCAGTGCCGTCGCCAGGCTTGGGGGCCACAGCATCGCGCAGGACCTTGCGACCATCGACCAGCGCGGTCTTGGGGTTGATGCAGCCGGTGATCGATTGGGCCGTGGCCTCGGCCTGCCCCTTAAGAGTTTGGCAACCCTTCTCCCACTTGGCGACGTGCTCTTTGACTTGGCGCTCAGATTCCTTGACATGCTCGCGGTTTCGGGCAATCGACTCATCACTTTCACCCTCGGCCGGGGTGTAGGTCATGTTGAAATTTTGATCGATCGACACACCCTGCTCGGCGTGCGCCAACACCCTTTCGATGAGGTTCTGGCCACCGGTCAGGTTCGGCAACACCTCGTACTCGATAGTGGCGCCAATGAGTTTGCCGCCCTCTTCAACAGTGTCGTCGGCGTTATCGGAGCCATGGCAGTCAGTAGAGGCCGTCTCATAGGCTGCATTCGACGTGCGGCCGGTCCACTCAGTACCCGCAGGACTTCCCGCCCAACGCTTGTAGTCGTCGTAGGCTTCCTTGAACTGCCGCGTCTGTGGTCGCCAGGTATCCACCACCGCCATATAGGCATTGGGATTGATCGCCATGAACTCATCGAGCGTCGTCACGCCAACGCCCTACACGTGCAGCGGCGGCTGATAGATGCTCGGCAGATTACGCAAACCGGTCTCCAGCTCGCCAGTAGCGACCGCCAGGACGTGCTGAGCCTCATCACTGAAATCGGCGATAGCGTCCAACCGCGCGGCCCCGACCCGCTTCACATCCGCGATAGCCTTCGACACCCCATGCAGCGCCGCCAACCCCGGATCAGCACCAGCAGGCGCCGACCCACCAGAGGCGATGCTGTCTCTAATCTGACCGGCGAGTGTCCGAAGATGCGGGCCAAGCTTGCCCAACGCGGCCAGGTCAGCCTTGAGCACATTCTCATCGCCCGCCAC